TTAATAATATTACATGTTATATAAGTATATTTTTGACATGTATAACATATCATTAAGATAAATAAACTAATATAATCTAATAAGGAATGATAAAAATGTTAGAAGATGAAATATATAATGTAATTGGTAAAAGAATAAGAAATTATAGAAGAAAAGCAGGGTATAATCAAAATACATTAGCAAAGAAGGCTGGTTTGTTTCCTGCTTATATTGGTCAAATTGAAAGAGGTGAAAGTAAAGCATCACTTCGTTCAATTTTTAAAATTGCAAATGCATTAGAGATACCTTTAGAAGTTTTATTTGAAAATATTATACAGAATGAAAATGATGTTGAAACTCTTTCGTCTGAAGCCTATGAGTTAATTGATAGTTTAACAGTAAAAGAACAAAAAGCGATAATTAGATTGATAAAAGAAATAATTGAGTATCGAAAATTTGAAGAATAAAAATTTAATAAAGAAGATGTCTTAAGATTGAGACATCTTCTTTTACTTTATGTTAATATATACTTATAACATATATTTTATTATTTTAACGTCTATATATGTTGATATTTTAATTGCAGAAAGGAATGTACATATCCATGCAAAAAATACCACAAGCTGAATTAAAAGTTATGAAATTCATATGGAATAAGAATGATATAGTAACATCAAAAGAAGTTATGGAAGCTATGGAATCAGAATATAACTGGAAGGCGACAACTACACTAACTCTTCTTTCAAGACTCACTATTAAACGTTTTTTAGATTCTGAGAGGATAAAAAGAATTACACATTATACAATACTTATTACAAAAGAAGAATATAAAATATTTGAAACAAAGAGATTTTTAGAAGAAGTACATTCTAATTCTATAGAAAGCTTAATTAGTTCTTTAGAGGATTGTTATAAGAATAAATAAAGAAGTGAACTTTTATTATATACAAAAAGTTTTCGTAACGATATAATTAATACAATTTATTCTTATATATATAAGAAAATATACATAGAGAGTTGACAACTAAAATAATATACACTATCATTCATAGTATAAAAGGATGGGAGGATTTTACAATATGAAATTCAAAAGAAAAGCATTAACCTTAGCTATAATATCTTCTATTGTCATGTCTAGCACATTATTAGTTTCAGCTAAAGAACTAAAATTTAGACCTCCAGCTCATAGAATACAAGGAGCAAATAAGTATGAAACAGCAGGTTTAATAGCAGACAGAAGAAAATACACCCAAGCAATAATTATAAACACAGATAAAAGTCTTGCAGATGGGTTGAGTGCTAGTGGTTTAGCTGGAGCTTCTAACTCGCCAATATTACTTACTAAACAAAATTCTATACCAAATTCTACTCTTAAAAGATTAGATAAATTTAAAAAAATCTATTTAATAGGTGGAGTTAATTCTATAAGCAAAAATGTAGAAAATATACTAAAAAACAAAAAAATAAAGGTTATTAGGATAGAAGGAAAAGACAGAATAGACACAAGTTATAATGTTGCAAAAGAAATAAGCAATCTAAAAAAGGTTGATGAAGTATATTTTACAAATGCTTATCAAGGAGAAGCTGATTCTATAAGTATATCTCCAGTTGCTGCTAAATATAAAAATCCAGTTGTATTAACAAATGGAAAGAATATACCATTTAAAACAGATGGGGTAAAAACATATGCTATTGGAGGAACAGCATCAATAAACGACTCTTTAGTGAACAGTACAAAAGCAACTAGAATTGGTGGTGTTGATAGACTTGACACTAATGAAAAAATAATTAAGCATTTTTATAAAGATGAATTAAAACATCCAAATCAAATATGTATTGTAAGTTCTGATAATTTAATAGATGCACTATTATCTTCTACAATACACAAAGAATATCCTGTATTTTTAGTAAATGAAACTAATGACAAATCATTAGTTACTAGTGCTAATTTCCCAATAATAATAGGTGATATAAAAAATGAAATTTTAGACCAATGCTTAACTCCAGATTATATGTTAACTGGTAATACTAAAAGAAGTGACATCTCAAAAGCTTTAGATGCTATATATAAAGCAAAAGGTTCAAAAGCACATGAATATTGTTATACATATAATTATGGTAACTCAAGATATAAAAAAGCTGAAAATATAGATTTTCCACACTATGAGTTTGAAATAATCAGTGTTAAAAATGTTAAACAAGATGAATCTAGCACTGATGGTTCTGATACTTATACTGATAAAGAAGATAGCATTAAAACAGTAGGAACTCTAATTGTAAATTCTGAAACATTAGAAGTATATGAGTATAGTTTTGATACACAAAAGTTAACTAAAATATAATCAATTATAAAATAAGGCTCTTTAGTTAATATTGAAAAGAGTCTTATTTTTGTATGTTAGAGTTGATTAAAGAAATTATATTAAAATCAAAATTTCAATTATTCTTTAAATAGATTTTTAAGGAATAGTATATATTATCTTTATTCCTCTTCTTCCCAGTTTTTTACCCATTCTTCCAATGAAGTTATTTTTTCATCTGTTAATTCTTCTTGAAACAATGATGCTAAAAGGCTTTTTATAGAATTGCACCCTAAGAGCTTATGTATTTTTTGTGATATAAATTCATGATACTTATCTTCTTTAATTGAAATTGTATAGTATGTACATTGACTTGTTTCTTGAACATATATGAACCTTTTATTTGATAACTTAGATAAAGTTTTTAATGTTGTTTTTTCTGACCAACTATATTTTTCTTTCATATAATTAATGATTTGATATGATTTTACTTTTGTATCTAAATTCCATATAAATTTCATTACAATTAATTCTGACTTTGATAATTTTCTTAAATACATAATTATCTCTCCCATCATTTGTTTATTTAATTTAAATATTACAGCAATAATTTCATACAATCAAATCCAATTTTTTCCAAATGATTAAATTGATAATTAAGTATGTATTTACAAAATTTTGTTTTAATATTCTTAATTTGTGGTATAATAAAAGCAAGGAAACATATTTTACTTAACTTTGAGTGATGTTTCCATTAATTAGTTATTAATGTTTGTTTTTATGGAACTTAATATTAAGTCCCCAGCCACTCTTAGTTGGTCGCTCAGAGTGGCATTTTAATTTATCGTAGATATAACTAGCTATAACACCAGCTATAATACTCATCATTAGATTTTCCATAGTTTTCACCTCCTTTCATAAGAAAGTGAGGAAATTTCTATGGAAACACCACTCACAGCTTTTTTCAAATATTTATTCCTTGCTATGTTTATTATATCATAAATATTGGAAATATAAAATTTTAATATCTTCTAAAATCTGACGCTCTATATGCCATTCTAAGGCTTTGTAAAAATTCCCCTTTATGTTTATACCTTTGCTTTTATTATTAATTTTGTATTTATTGATAATAATTATTAATTAGCCTTAAATAAGTTTTCAGATATTCTATCAGAAGCTTCTTTGTCCATTTCTTTAAGTACATGAGAATATACATTAAGAGTAGTATTAATATTTGAATGTCCTACCCTTTCAGATATAACTTTTATAGGTACTTTAGAATTTATAAGTAAAGTAACGTGCGAATGTCTTAAGTCATGAAATCTAATATGAGGCAAGTCATTATTCTCTAAGAATTTTCTAAATTTCTTACTCATTACATCTTCAGCAATTGGATTCCCTTTTCTATCAAAAAATAGTAAGTTATATTCATTTCTAACAATACTTCTCAATAACTTCTTATTCTGCTCCAGCCTATAATTTTTTAGTAAATTCATAAGCTCTATTGGTGCAAATATTTTTCTAACAGAGCTTTCTGTCTTTGGCTCTTTAAGTATAACAGAACCATCTAATCTACTAGTTATCTTATTTACTGTTATTGTATTTTCATCAAAATCAATATTATCCCAAGTTAATCCCAAAACTTCTGAAAGTCTCAATCCTAGACCTATAGCCAAACTAATAGGAAGCTCAAGATTAGTTCCTTTAGCTACTTCTAATAATTTTAACATATGCTCTTTATCATAAATTTCATTTTTAAATTTTTTAATTCTTGGACTCTCTATTCCATCTATAATATTTTCTTTTATTAACTTAATTCTATACGCTCTCTTTATTGCAAGTCTCAATACATTTATATGTACTTTAATAGTTTGAGGGTTTAAGTTACCAGCTAAATCATCTATATAATTCTGTATATGAATATTTCTCAACTCTTGAAGACGATATTTTCCAATAGAAGGATTAATATGATTTTTACAAATAGCAATATAGCTTTTATATGTAGATGCCGAAATATTATCTTTATATTTTTCAAGAAAGTCTAATAGAAATCCAGCTAGAGTGATTTCATTTGGGACAAGAAAACTATCTTTATATATACTGTCCTTAACTTCAGCCAATCTTTTATTAGCATCTCTTTTTTTATCAAATGCTCCCATATTTTTTTGTTTTCTTTTTCCTGATTCATCATCTCTAAATTCTAAGTACACTACATAATTTTTATTTCTTTTTCTTATAAAAGCGTTCATGGTTATCCCTCCTATGAAAATTCATATACTTATTATACCATACAGAGGAGGCAAAAAATAGTCATTTTAGCTGACTTTCAACTGACTTTTTTAATTCTTTTATTTATATAATTATTGAAATTACTTAATTATAAAGAAATAAGACATAGAATACACAATTCTATGCCTTACACTATCACGCTATTATTTTTATATATTTTCCATTTTAAGCAATCGATTTTCCGAACAGGATTAATTATAAGCATTAATTTTTACAAAGCCTTAAAATCGAATTTAAGAGGTTGTTTTTTATTTTCTAGTGTATTTACATTTTGGATACTGACTACATCCCCAAAATTCACCATACTGACCTTTTCTTTTAATCAAATGTCCAATTTGACATCTAGGGCACTTATCCTCTTCAGTAATATTTTTTAAATTTCTAACATGCTCTCTAGTATTTTGATTAGTGGTTTTCATACAATCAAAAATTTTATCTCTGATAATTTTTATTTCTTCTTTATCAATAGTCACATCTTTACATTTACTTATTGTACTTAATATCTCACTTTCATTTATAACTATAATATTATTTCCACTTATCATTACATTTTTTAGTGTAGCTTTGTCTGAAAAAACAATTATTGAATATATATTATATTTATTTCCTATTATATTTTCTATTGCTTTAATATGAGCATAATTTTGTCTTACCGGATTATAGAATGTATTTTTAGTTTTTCCTACAATTTGAGTCCATACTTTATCTTTATCATTTCCGTAAATATATCCACTAAAATTTTTACATTCTATAACAAATATTCCATACATAGAAATCACAATACTATCAATTTGTGTAGTCTTATTTGAGCCTGGTACAATAATGTCTTTAATTATTATGTAATCTTTGCCTAATCTGCTAAGTATAAAATCTAATCTAAGTTCTCCAAATCCACCTTTTACTTGTATCTTAGTATCCTTAATAATATTATTAACTTCTTTTACAGTTTTACTAACTTCTTCTGACATAAATACCTTTTCAAATATCTCCTTAAACATCCTCACCATCTACCTTTCGACATATATTTTAATTATAGCATCTAATACAATATGAAGTAGATGAAATATTCGACATAAATGCAAAAAAGTCACCTAAATTAATAGATGACTTAATTATTTTATGCTACTTTTTCAATATATTTTTCATTAACAACATAAGTCTTAAACTTATGTACTACCATAATATCCTGCATGTTCTCTAGTGTCATTATAACTCTAACACATTTATTCCTAATTTCTTTTGGTAATTCTAAGTCATTTATTAAATTTACATAATCATCATATCTGTACATTTAATACTCCTCCCAAAGTTAGTCTAGGATATATTATAGTACTCTAATTCAATTTTTTCAATAGAAAATCTTAATCCTGTATAGATATTTTCTAAATGATATAATGTCATACATTTGTCATCATAGTAATAATTATATTTTTCTAGGATTATATACTTATTCATCTATATACCTGTACTTCCAAATCCATTACTTCCTCTTTCAGAGCTAGTCAATTCATCTACCACTTTTAATATAGCTCTTGGAACTTGTTGAAATACTCCTTGTGCAAGTTTAGTATGTTTAGGAATTAAAATATCAAAATCCTCTTCATTATATGTAATTATTTTAATTTCACCTCTATATCCTGAATCCACTGTACCTAATCTTACAGTTGGATGTGCTACAAAAATTTTTCTAATTTGTTTTTTAGGTTGCACTTTATCATATATAGTCACATATCTTGTAAAAAACATTCCTTTTAAGCTTATACCACTTCTAGGTCTGACTTGCATTTCATATCCATATGGAATTTCTAATGATATACCTGTAGATATTGCTACTGCTGATTTAGCTGGAATCACCGTATCTTTTAGTGTATATAAATCTATTCCACTATCACCTTCTTTTGCATAAGATGGCACTATTGCATTTTGATTTAATTTCTTTATTTTAACATTTATACTCATTAATTTAATCTCCCTTTTTAAAATTATCTATTAGTATCAAGTTTGTTTAAATAAGCTATTCCAAGTGCTATAGCATCATATATATCACTTGTTTTAGCCTTACAAGTCCTATCAATATATTCTCCAATATCAATAATGTTTTCTCTTACATATGCAGCTACTTCTTCCTTTTTAGCTTTACCATTATTCAGGAGATATTTTCTAATAGAAACTGGATACATATATTCAATCTCTATATTATTTAATTTTACAGTCCTCATTATTGCTCCTAAGAGTTTTCTTAAACTAAGAATTGTTTTAGAGTTTCTTGAAGTGAATTGGTCTTCAATTAAGACTATTTGAATATTATGAGTTATAATTAACTCTTGAATTGCATTACAGATATAACACATTCGCTCATCTTCAGACTTGAATTTATCTTTTTTAGTTACTATTTTTCCATATTTTAATATATTCTTATTTCTATTTATAACTGCCCATCCAGTTGAGGACATGGATACATCTAAGGCTAAGACCATTGAATCCCCTCTTTCATATGTATTTTAACTTGCTCTACTGCATTAGTTATACTTAAGTTATTTGCTATTACAATGTAGTTTTCACTATTTAAAAACTCTTTAAATTTAATCTTATCATCAACTAATCTTCTTTCGATTTCTTTAAGATTATCACCTCTATCTATTAATCTTTTTCTTATAGTATCTTCATCTGCGTTTATAAAAAATGGTACTAACTTAGTTTTTGTTCCTGTAAAATATTTTTCTAGTGCTTTATATCCACTTGCATCTACTATAGTCAAAGCATATTTTTTATTCTCTAATTCAGATTTATGTATACCATATAGCCAAGTGCTGCCATCATGAACTATATACTTTCTCATTTCTATAAAGTTATTTTTTTCTTTCTTAAAGAATTTATTATCTACAAAATAATAGGTTTTATTAATGATTTCTAAGTAATTACGGGGAGGTCTTGTTGTATGTGATATTAGAATTGGAATATTGAATTGCTTTGAAATTTCTGTTACTATACTATCTTTACCTGAGCCAGAATAACCTAAAAATACAAATATATTTTTTAATTTATCCATCTATACTCACCTTAAGTTCAAATATATTAGGATTATCAATAATCACTTGATGAAGTCCCTTGCTTAATACATCTACTAAATATTCCTCATCTTCACTCTCTATACATCTATCTCTAAATATACAATGGAATAACTCATGTAAGAAAGTAGCTTCTTTTACTCTTTCTGATTGTAGATTATTAGATAATTTTATTGTTTCAGTTCCATAATCAGCTAATCCATAACATAATTGATTATTTACTAAAATAGGTTCTTCTGTCTCTTCTATTTTATAGAATAAACCTCCTACTTTTACTTGCTTTGGTATATTCATTTAAACACTCTCCAATCTTATTAAAATCTACATTTTATTATGATTTTGATTTTCTAAAACTCTTGTTTTCCTTATGTTTGCAACCCTTGTTATAATGAGAGCATAAAGTTTTACAAAAAAACTGATTACTTTTGTCATCACTTTTGCACCAAACGCTCTCATCGTTGGAATCTAGCTGTTTTATTTGAGTAACTGTATCAACAACAAAATCAATTAATTGTTTCTCTAGTTCTTTAGTATATTTAATTTTTACTATAGCTCTTTCATAATCATTTATACTATCAATCTTATTTCTTTCAATTAATACTCCTTTTTCATTATTCATATATTTACACATATCAAAAGCTACATATTCAATTATTTTATCTGGATATTTTTCTTTAAGATACATTGCATATAAGATAAGCTGCATTGATTTTTTAGGTAGGTCTTTTTTAGAAAATTTACTACTCGATTTATAATCTATAACATAAATTTTATTACCTATTATATAATATAAGTCTATATATCCCCTCATTGTAATTCCATTAATATCAAACTCAAAATATTCTTCTATATAGTATCTATCACATTCAATTGGTACAAAATTTTCTATATAATGTAATATACATTCTAAATAATTAATTCTTGAATTTGGTGTAGGAAAATTGTAATCCATTAGATTTGCATATTCTATAACTTCATTGTATTTTTGAATAGCTTCTTGATTTGTTATTTTTCTTTGTTGTAATTGTTCTAGTAAACTATGTAATTCATTGCCATAATAACCGTAACAACTTTGTTCTCGATTTAAATTTTTTACATATGTAAGATAGTACTGAAATGGACATGTGTTAAATGCATTTAATTTACTAAAGCTGTATAGTTCCTTTTCCATTAATTCTCCCCTTTCAAAAAAATAGAGAGCTATTAATTAATAGCTCTCAACCCTCAGTTCCTTAAAAATATATATTAGATAATATTCTCTAGGATGCTATTAATTCCTCTAAATAGTTTATTAAATTCTATTTCAGTATAATAAGATGTTATTCCTGATGTGTCTTTTACAGCAAAGATTTTGCTATCTTCAGATATGCTTATTTCATTTAACATGTATTTATTGTCTAAGGTCAATGGCATGTCATTTAATTCTACTTTACTTATATAATCCTTTAATTCCAATTTATTCACCTCACTTTGCATCTTCTTCACAATAATCCCTTAAACTGTTTATAAAGTTTTCTGTAACATCAAACCCAGCTAACATCATTGAGAAAAATAGTCCTATAGAGGTTATAATATCCAGTATATATTCTTCTATGCAAGATGTACTAGAATAAAATCCAATCTCCGTATTCCTTCCAAAATATAAACTATATATTAAATTGAAAATTAGAAAAAATATAAATAAATATAATGCTCTATATTTACTATTAATTATCTTTTTCATCTTCATCATCCACCTTTTTTATTTCTTTTAATTCCCAAGAATAAATCATTCTTTCAGAAGTTTTATATTTCTTACTTGTATCTAATTTAATAAATAATTCTTTTGCTTCTTTAATTTTACCTTTACAAGTATGTTCTATTACATCTTCATCTGATTTGTATTTTATTTCTACCAAATCACCTGTATATAAAATCAAACCATTTTTTAATAGTATTTCTTGTCTGACTTCCTGTATCATACAATCATCCTTTCTTCTTTTTCTAATAATATAGATATTAAAGATTTCGATATAACATCAGCTAAATCAAGTATAAGTTCAGGGTCTGAAGTATCATATATATCATATTTATTTCTACCTATAATCCCAACTATTGAATAATCACCAACTTCTAGTAACTTCTTATCTACCCCCAAACCTGGTTTAACAGGTTTATTGCTAATTATAATTGTTCCTTTATCTGAAATTTTACTTATACAAGCATCAATGGCTATTATATTTGAATTTGGATAATTATTTTTTATTGCTTGTATTTTTTGTTCTAAATTTAAAGCATGTATTGAATCTCCTAATACTCCAAATATTTTATTTCTAATAGTAGATTTTTCTAGTATACTGCCAATCATAGGGGCTAATGAGTCAGCTAAAACTCTATCACTACCTATACATACTATTAAAGTGTCCTCATTTACAATATCCCTTAATACTTCTGATATTTTTGATATAGCATTTAGATTGTTGTAACTGATTTTTAATATGTCCATATAACACCTCTTAAATATAAAATTCTTTCATATCATCCAATCTTAAACAAGCCAATTTACCATTATCAAAACATGCTCCACAATCTATATTTATAATTCCTTCCTGTTTATATATTTCAGCCTTTTCATAATCTTTAATGTTTTGAGTTGGTGTATGACCAATAATAATTGTGTATCCTTTTATATGTTTATTAGTATTTAATATTGTTCTATCCCACACACAAATATCTTCTTCTTGTAACTCAATTATTTGCTCTATACTGAGATTCTCATAGTTATTTGGAAGGTATAGTCCAGCATGGACTAGTATAAAATTATCTATTATCTCTAAATATGGAAGGTTCTTAATATATTTATAAAAATTTTCTTTATATTCATAAGACTTCATTCCTAAATCATAAAATGTATCTTTACCTCCATTATAAAACCAAAGAAAACTACTATTTACATCTGTATAACTTTCTTGAAACATTAACTCATGATTACCTTTTAGAAGAGTTATATTCTTATACTTTCTTATATAATCTATAATCTCTAAAGACTTATCCCCTCTATCTAATACATCTCCTAAAATATACAAATGGTCATTTGAATTGAAATTGATTTGCTCTAACATTGAAATAAATTTATCATACATACCATGTAAGTCACTCATTACATATTTAATAATTACCACCTCCTATTAAAACTAACTTTTTAATCTAAATAGCTAACATCTAAAATACAGTCACCAACTATTTCAAAAGCACATAATATTTGTTTACCATAATCAGATAGCCATGACCCCCAAATGCTACTACCATGTTCTAATAACCCATATGAATTTAAAGCATTTAATATAAATTCTTGTATCAAATCATTTTTACTACCAATTATTCCACAAACATTATTAAATTCTATTTCAAATATGTAACATCTTTCTGTGTATTCTAAATTACAATTTTTTTCTTTATTTTGTATGGCAGTCAATACTCCTTTTATCATAAAAGATATATCTTCAGGAGAACCACAACCACAAAAGTCCATTATTTCATATCTTAGATGTAATATCATTTTACTTGCTATTTTTTTTAATTGATAATTATCATATATATTCATTTCTTTTAACTTAATCAAATCTATCTTATTTATTTTGTCCACATTATCTCCCTTCTTTTTATATGTTACTTTCTTATATCTTTCATAAGCAAATATATTATCATATCTTTAGATAAATTTTCTTTTGAATATGCTATTGCTTTATTTAAGATTTCTAATATTTCACAATAATTACGACATTCATCAAATAATAATTGAGAAAATGTATCTGAAAATCTAATCTTTTTCATTTGATTCATAAACATTCTATGATAATATTCTTGTTCTCCTAATTTACATATGGCATACCATTTAGACTTAGTGTTTACTTCAGGAAAACTATTTTGTATATGTAGTTTTAATTTATCAAAAGTTAATTCTTCTAAAAATATTATCTCTTTAGCAGCTATTTTATTTATTTTATGACCACGTAAAACACTACCTGAAAGGAGAGTCACTTCACCATATTCTTTACCATATTTATATTTATCGGCTTTTTTCACTAGAGCTTTTACTTTAAAAAATCTATTGCTTAAATTTGGAGCATAATATTGAAATACGTCACCCAAGTCTAAACATAAATGGAATCCCCAATTCCATATATTAATATCATCACCATCCATACTATAGGCTTTGTTTAATTCATATTGAAATTCCTTACATTTCATATTTTTATCTGTACATTTATATCCTTCAACCCAAGCCCATTCCTTTCCCTCATTTTCCTTTACTCTTTCTACTTTTTTTCTTTCTTCTTCTATCTTTTTTTCTTTTTCCAATTCTATTTTTAACCTATCAATATCTAATAGTTTTCTTTCCATTTCTTTATCATATTGTATATTATCTCTATTATATATTGGTTGTTTGGGAGGAGGAGAAGGAGGTTCTTCTTCTGTTATTTTTACATTTCTACCATATTTTTTATTGAAGATACTCAATATAATATCACCTCACTTTATTATTTAGAAACTATTTTAATTTTATATCCTAGTTCATCTTCAATTTCTTCTTTAGTCATTGATTTAGGATTACTTTCTAACTCTTCTTTTTTTGGTAAGTGTATAAAATAACATTCAATTGGTAAGCAATTTTCTCCTTTAGTTTTATGAAAGAGTCCAAAAAAACTAGTATCACTCACTGTATAAATTTCACCTTTTTTATAATTTCCTATGTTATTTATACAATATAATTTATCTCCCATGTGTACGTTTTTTATTAAAAATTTTATCATGTAATCTACCTCCAATTCATATTAAAACACATATTTTATTTCATAAATTCTTCTTTAGTCAAAAATCACCTCCTAAGAAGGGAAATTTCCCTTCTTAATTCATATATAGTATTACTTGTTTTTTATTTAATGATTGTTGAACATCAATTATCCTTTGATTTGATGAACCTTTAAAAATTAACTCTAAAGATTTTTTATCTTCTTCAAATTTTCCATCTACAAGAACATCTATTAATTTTAACAATTCTAGCTTTTCATTGTCTGTTATGAGTTCTTCAAACTTAAAACCTGTATAACACCATATTGTTTTGTTTGTATTCTTTTTAATTAATTTAGCTAAATGAACAAATCCTTGCAGTTGTAGAAGTGGGTCTCCTCCTGAAAATGTTACATCTGAAAATTTATTTGAAATGATTTCCTTATAAATATCTAATACTTTAGTTAAAGTTCCATTTTTTATATCCCAAGATTGAGGATTGTGGCAGCCTCTACACATATGATTACATCCAGAACAATAAATAGATGTTCTAAACCCTTCTCCATCAACAATTGTGTCATGTTTTATATCTAAAATATAAATATAGTCTTTATCCATGTGTGACTCTATCCTTTAACTCAGCTAATTTTGCATTATTCCAGCTATCCGTAGTTCCAACTAGATATCCTGTAATTCTTTGTATAATATTTATGTTATGACTTCCACATTTTGGGCATTCTTTTAACTCTGAATCTGCATTTTCAAAACCACAATTAAGACATCTGCTTCTTGTATGGTTTACAGAACCATAACCCATATTGTATTTTTTTATTAAATCCACAACCTTCATTATAGCTTTAGGATTATGTGTTGCATCCCCATCTAATTCAACATAAAATATGTGGCCACCACCTTCTAATTCATGGTAAGATGCTTCTATTTTCGCTTTATGTTCAACATTGCAGTTATACCAAACTGGAACATGAGAACTATTAGTATAATAATCTTTGTCTGTAATATTTTTTATTTCTCCAAATATTTTTTTATCTTTTTGAGTAAATTTTCCAGAAAGACCTTCTGCGGGTGTGCCTAATACAGAATAATTGAGGTTATATTTCTTTTTATATTTTTCTACTTTAGACTTTAAAAATGATATGATTTCTAAACCTAATTTTTGTGCCTTTTCGCTTTCACCATGATGTTCACCTATAAGAGCTATTAAACATTCTGCTAGACCTATAAATCCTACCCCAAGTGTTCCATGCTTTAAAACTTCGCTTACATCATCATTTGGATTTAAATTTTCTGAGTTTTTCCATAACCCACTCATTAATAGTGGAAACTGTTTTGCTTTAGCAGTACATTGAAATAAGTATCTATCATATAATTGTCTTGCTACTACATCTGAATATTTATCAAGAAGAAAAATAAACTCTGCAACTCTATTAGCTTCATTATTTGGATATTTTTCTTTAGCCTCTAATGCCATTTTTACTAAATTAAGAGTCGTAAAAGATAGATTTCCTCTTCCTATACTTGTTTTTTCTCCATGCAAATCTTCAAATACCCTTGTACGACACCCCATTGTTGCTACTTCATAAATATATCTGTTTGGGTCACACATTTTCCATTTTACATGCTTATTGAAGGTTGCATCTAAATTTAAAAAATTAGGGAAAAATCTTTTAGCTGATACTTTACATGCTAATTCATATAAGTCATAATTTCTATCAGTAGGATTATAGTTCACACCTTCTTTCACTTTCCAGATTTGAATTGGGAAAATTGGTGTTTCTCCATTTCCGACTCCTTCATAAGTAGATTTTAGTATTTCTCTTATTATACATCTACCTTCTGCTGAAGTATCTGTACCATAATTTATAGAACTAAACACGACCTGATTTCCACCCCTTGAATGAATTGTGTTCATATTATGTATAAATGACTCCATTGATTGATGAACTCTCCATACAGTTCTGTTTATAGCATGTTGAACATTTCTTTTTTCGCTGTCTAATTCTTTTAAGTCCTTAATTATATAATCCTCTATTTCTATATTGTATAAATGAGATAAATCAATATCATCCTTTATTTCTATATTTTTTATTTCTTCTATAAATGTTTTTCTTACACTCGGAGCATTATAAAAATCAAAAGCTGGTATCGCCTGTCCTCCATGCATTTCATTTTGTACAGTCTCTAAACTAATACATCCTAATATACTTGAAGTCTCTATTCTTTTAGTAGGTCTACTAGAGCCATGTCCCGCTCTAAAACCATTATTAAAAATTTTATCTAAAGGATGTTGGATACAAGTTAATGATTTCGTAGGATAATAGTCTTTATCATGTATATGTATATAATTATCCATCATTGCTTCTTTTGCTTCTTCAGATAAAAGTACATGGTCAGTAAAAGTTTTAGTAGCTTCACTTGCAAACTTCATCATCATACCTGCTGGAGTATCTGCATTCATATTTGCATTTTCTTTAGTTATATCATTACTTTCAGTATTTACAATAGACATATAATCATTATAAGTTTTTCTTCCTCTTGCTATATTTCTTTTCTCTCTGTATGTTATATATTCTTTAGCGACATCTTTCTTTTTACTAGCCATTAAGCTAAATTCGATTATATCTTGTATATCTTCTATATGCATTTTTTCACATGGTTTATTTTTTATTTTTTTAGCTATTAGCGTTGCTAATTCTCTATCAAATGCTTCACTTTTTCCTTTATTCCTTAATGATAAAAAGCTTTTTTCTATTGCGTCTATTATTTTGTTTTCATCAAAGGGAACTATTCTCCCATCTCTTTTAATTACGTTTAACATTAAATACCACTCCTTTGTATTTTATTTAGTTTATAAAAATTTTATAAATTTAATTAAGTTTAATATAAGTATAACACTCAACTAGATAAAATGCAATACTAGATTTTAAAAATTTTCATTTTAAAATCTAGTATTATCTCTATTGTTTTTGCTGCTGAATTGCAAATTGCTCTAAATATATATCTTTCAAGGTTCTTCTTGTACTTGTATTATTAATAATACTTAATCCAGAACTTGTTTCTCTCATAACTCTGCTCCAAATAGAACTGCCTTTATCCATATCTATATACTTAATACATTGCATCTTCTTTTTCCAATTTGAGTGTCTCCATAAATATAAATTATGCGCAAGACCTAGATATGCATAAAACATGAAATTCTCACAAGTTAATGAGATTTCTTTAGACATTTTTCTTCCTTCATAAGACATCATCTCAGGATAAATTTTAACTAATTCTTCAAAAAACTCTTTTAAAAATTTAAAACATTCTTCTTCCATATTTTTGTCTTCGATATCACTAAAAGTATTTTTAAATGCTGTTACAAGTGTATTTAAAGTAACAATATTCATCATATCATTTTTTGCAATAGATGTTTTAACCATATCTATTTTATTCTTTAATGCCCCTTTTTCATTTAATTTTATCATAATACGATTTACTGCATCCTGTTTATTAAAAGATTCAATTCTCGACTTAGAAAGAGTTTCGTGCAAGTTTAATTGCCAGAAATGTTCCATTGCAACTTCCATGTTATGACAAGTTATTAGAACAGGAAATTTAAGAGTTTTTAATATTTTTATTATTCTCTTTTCATCTTCTCCTCCTATTATTTTGGCATCCTGATATATATTATGTATTGCTTTTGTTCTATGTTGACCATCTTGCATACACATTAAACCTAGTATTATTGTTAGTTGCGAAGTATATTCATCATATATTACTTTTCCTTCTTTCCCATTTTCATCAAGTATATTTATTGTTAGTTGGTCTGGAAAATATTTTTCTTGTAATATCTTTTTTTGAATACTTTTGACTCTTGTTTTATTAAAAACTGCTTTATATTTAAATGTTCCATCTGCTTGTTTTTTTGCTAATAGACCACGCTGTGTTGCAGGATAGTATATTATTTTTTGTTCATCCCATAATTTTGCTATTTCATATGCAGAAATATTTATAGTCCACATTTTTTTATATAAGTGGTCTACTCCTTGAAATGTGTAGTTCTCAGTAAGTTTATGTTCATTAGGATTATATATATTATCAAATGTTATCGCCAATTAAATCTCTCCTTATTTTGTATTTTATTATATTATTATTATATACCATTTTCAACTGAATAAAAATAGACTTTAAACAATTTATCTGTTTTTTATTTAGTTTATAATTTACTCTAACATCCTTATTTTATACATAATCCTAAGTTTTAAATCTTATTAAAATAGTGATTTTAATTACTTTTTTTCTTCTTAGATTCTTCCTCTGTCTTTTTCTTATTTTTTAAATTTCTTGCTTCCTCTTCTATTAATTCAATCATAGTATCAATAAAGGTTTTTACAAATATTTTTTTTATAATTTTTAAATTCTTTATCAGTCAAATCTAACTCTTGTTCATCTACGATATTTTGGAATCTATCATTCGCAAATTTTTCTAAATATTTTTTTGAATATGTTATAGTAAAACATGCTTTAAATGATTTAGCATATTCTTTAGTCCAATCTTTTAAATTATTTAATTCTATTCTTAATCCCATTTGAATCCCCTTTTATTTATAAAAATTTAATTCCTCTATGTTTATATGTTTTATATTTTTTTTAGATTTTATTTATTCTTTAAAATCACCACTAGAATTTTATTTATAGCATATTTATTCAATTATCCAGTAAGAACTTACCCATATATCAATTCCCTCTACATCTACATAATCATCATTTATAAATCTCTTTTTTGATTCAGTTCTAGTTTTATTTAAATATACTTTGTCAAACAATTTAATTGGATTGTTTTTAAATGTTTTTTTCTTTATCTTACATTCTTTTATTCTTCCAGAGCGTATATTATAAAATGTAATTTTAGGGGAGTACTTAGTATTAATATCTACAGCTATACAATGCCTTGGATTTTCATCAGATTTAATAATATTACAACTTCCTACATTTTCATAATGAGCTTTAATTAATTCTTCAATTGGAATATCTTTATTCTCAAAAACATCTTCCATGTATTCACACAATGCTAAAATATTTACATCCATGAACATTTTTTCAGTTTTTCTATTTGCGAATTTTTCTATATATTTCGCATAGATATTAGTTTTCTTTAATTGTTTTTTTTCATAAAAAGCACTAAATACTTGAACAATATTTAATAATTTAGATGTCTTACCAAACTCTTCAAAAAAGTTTAACTTAATTAATATTTCTAATTGTCTACTATTGATATTTTTATTTAAATCAATTAACAATTTAGTAAAAGTATTATATTCATTATTTCTTAATGAATATAAATATTCAGCAACTTCAGTATTTAAATATTTAATACTTGATATACCTTTATATATAGTATTTGTTTTTTTGTCCATGAAATACTCTGCTCTTGAATATCTAAATTTACAATTTTTAACTTCTATCCCATATTCTTTTGCCAATTTTATTCCATTATTCAAATCTTCTTCATTATCTGCCCAATTTAAATATGATGTTGTAAATTCTAAAGGATAGTAGTATCTTAACATTCCACATATATAACCATTCATAGAGTATCCAGTTGAATGGTTATATCCAAATTGATATTCTGAAGAATCTGATATTATTTGTATAAATTCTTTCGCTTCTTTTTCAGCTATTTCTTTGGGTTTATTTGAGTGTTTACAATAGCCATTTAAAATCTTTGGCAATTGTTTTTCTAATTCAACATCATCTTTTTTTCCTATTGCTCTTCTAGTTGTATCAGCTAAAGAGCCATCAAAATCACATATGTCTGTTAAGAACTTTATTGTATCTTCTTGAAATACTAAAAACCCATTATTATCTTTTAATAATTCATCTATTTCTTCTGATGGATTTTTATTAAATTCTCTATTTATTAATCTTTCTCTATATGATTTTCCACTAGGTCTTAAACTTGCATTTACTAAAGACATATCATTTACACATTTTGCTTTATATGTACTTAATAAATCAAAAGCGTAATCACCTTCAAATTGAAAGATTCCAACATTGATTCTATTTATATCTTCCCAAACATTTTTATCATTCCAATTTATTTCGTGAGCATACTTCCACTCTTTATTTATAAGTCTATACGTATCTTGAATTATACCTATAGTTTTTAATCCTAATATATCAAATTTCACATAATTCAATGAATCTACTGCTTTCATCGTGCAAAATGATACTGGACTGTTTTCATTTCCATCTTTATAAAATACACCCAAATTATCATACAAAGTTATTGGGCTACCAATCATCCCTGCTGGATGTGTACCTTTAGAAGTTATTACTCCTCTAATCCCATCAAAATAATAAAACAAATCCTTATTATGTTCTCTTAACTCATCCCACATTTCTTTTAATTTAATTAATCTTTGTTTTTTCTTATTGTTTCTTATTGTATGCAAATATAATTCATGGTCTATAAAGTCTGGCGATTTACTTTCTTTGCCTTCCAGCTCTTCTATGTTTATTTCTTCTATAATTATTTTGGAATATTCTTTAAAGATATTATCAAATGTGTCTTTTATATTTTTAACCAAATTCAAATTATCATAATTTAATCCTTTAGCAAGTACATCTATACTGCCTCTATCCTTTATAGTTTGAAATGTTAGTATATATGATACTTTATCTTTTCCAAATCTATTAACTATATATTCATAAACCTTTTGTCTATCTGATGGACTAAAATCTAAATCTATATCTCCAAGTGATATTCTATCAGCATTGCAGAACCTTGAAAATGCAGTTTTCCATCTAATAGCATCCACATCTGTTATTCCTGTTATGTATGCTATTAAAGAACCACCAACAGAACCTCTACATGGGCTAACATGAATATCATTATCTTTGCACCAATTTACTAATTCAGCTACAAACAGCATGAAACTAGCCATGCCTTGATTACACATTATTTCATATTCTTCTTGTACTCTTAGTTTATATATATCTATTTTTTCTTTTTCAATAGCATTTACATTTATTAATTTTAAAAGTTTTTCATCTATGTAATCTTTCCATGTTTGATTGGAATTTTCCCCATATAAATCAGGATATTTAAAAGTTTTATCTAGTGTAAAATCTTCAACCATAGCAGCTAATTTATTTGTATTATTAATTGCTTCCAATATAATATCAATAGGTAGAATATTTTGTTTTTTAAACTCATCAACTAAATCATCATAATTTTTCCATGTTAAGTCAAATTCATCTTCTTCTCCATAGAAGCTATTTTTAGATTTTTGAAGCACTTTTCTACATTCTGCTTTATATTCAGATGATGAATGAGTATCTGTCCCTGCTATCAATGGTATTCCATATAAGATACTCCACTCATAGAGCATCTTATTATACTCTTTTTGACTATCGCAGTTGTGATATTGTATTTCTAAAAAACATCTATGATTATTTTTAGACATCCATTCTAGTAACTCTTGTCTTTTTTTAATATTATAATTATATTTCTCAATACCCTCAATATCTATTATATTTGTATCACCTAGCTTCCATAATGGCGACGCTAGACAAGCAGAAGTTATTATTATATTATCGCTTGTATTCATTAATTCATCAAAGGATATTCTTGGATTGAAATAAAAATGACGGTCACTATTATCTTTTAAAATTCCTTTAGATGTAGCTTTTGACGTTAGAGAATTTAACTCTCTAACACCTTTTAAATTTTTTGCATATAAGCCAATATGCCAACCTCTATTATTATCTTCTAAATTTATGCATGTATATAGTTCTACACCATGAATATACTTTATTTCTGCGTTATCACACGCCTGTTTCTTTTTTACCCAGTCATAAATACCACCATGATTACTAAATGCTATTGCTTTCATGTTATTTTCTTTTGCTAATGATATATATTCATCATATTTGCTACATGAGTCAGCAAAACCATTACAATTAGAAGTATCATCATGTAAGTGGTATACAACATAATTATTTGTTAATATTTCTTTTTGTATTTTATTCATTTACAACACTACTTTCAACATCTATTATATCTATATAAGAATATCCATTTTCATTGTTTTTAATAGAAAATAATATATTCATTATTAAATCCTTAGATTTAAGGTTATTATTATCTTCGTTAATCATTTTGTTAAAAAATTTTTTACTACAAAAATCTTTTTTAAATAAAATTTTATCTTTCATAAAACTATAACTAGCATTCCCATATTTTTTTATATCCATTGTATTTATTCTTAAATCTTTAATTATAAATTTAGGTCTTTCAATTGTCCCACACCAAATATCTTCTAATTCTCCTATACATATTAAATCATTTATGTTTATATTGCTGTCAAATACAAAATCTACTTCTACATTACTTGTTATTGTTATATTTTTAAATTTATCATTTGTATATTTTATAAACTTATTTATATTTTTTTTGGGAAACTCATATCCAAAACTAGATTCATGTCCTTTACACCAATTAAATAATTTGCTGTCTACACAAATAGATTTAAAATTATCTATATAATTAGGGCATCTTACTGAACCTGTATAATTATTTTTATTGTCAGATTCTCTTATCATAAGTATTGGCTTGTTGAATACATTCATAAATTTATTTGCTAGCAATCCTGTTACTTTTGCATCTATACTATTTGAATCAATTAATATAACCTTATCATTCTCCACTGAAAATAGTTTTACATTTCCCTTTATTGCTTTATCAGTTATATCTTTTTGCTTTCTTTTATAGTTTTTACCTATCCTTATAATAGCATCTTGTAATTTCTGTTTTTTAATTTCTCCTTTTGATTTATATGTAATTGTTTTTTCTTCACCTATAAAAGCTCTAAACAACAATTCTTTATCTTCTGTTGTTCCATTTCTAATTATTGCATTTATTATGGGCGAAATACCCCAAACAACATTGTCTATCTTTAAATAATTTTTTATTTTTAAATCATGAACAAATGATAATATTAAGGGATTAGTTATATGGTTTACTTGCTTACCTATATTGAATATATATCTGTTTTCTAGTGACCTCATATCCATAGAATCACTTATATTTGCAACATTAGCCAAATCAATATATTTATATCCTATATCTAAATTTACTTTATCTACTATGTATCTTATGAATTTATATGTAACCATCGCTCCACTACCATCTATATTTTCTACTTCTCCATCTTTATTATTAATTATTATGCTTGTATCTGGCACTTTAGTTAAATCATACATATGATGGTCTAATGCAATGAAATCTATTCCATTCCTATTCAATTCTATTTGTTCTTTAAAATTTTCTGATGAGCTATCTGGAGTAATCAATAGTTTTGTGTTGTCTTCAATTACTTTATCCATAATCTCTTTTGTTAGTCCATGAACTTTTGCCTTTTCAGTATGTTGTATATAATACACATTGTCATATTGTAAGTCAAATTTAATAAACATATATATTATTGAAGAACTACAATAACCATCAACATCTGTATCCACTAATATACCTATTTTATTATTATTTCTAATATTTTTTAATAAACAATTGTAGGCTCTATCAATATTGGTGTAATTATTATAATCTTCCCAATTTAAAATATCTGCATTTAAAAGCCAATTTATTTTTTGATTATCAAGACCTCTATTTTTTAAAACAGTATTTAATACTGTATCTTCTATATGATTTTTTAGTTCCCATTCCAATCAATCACCTACTTTAATTTTATTTTTTAACAATTTTTCAAAAACATCTTTCCCTTTATCTATTGGAGAGTCTTTGTAAGACAATAAATTCTCTACATCCCATAACACATATACATCTACTAACCCAGATAGATTTTTAGTCATTTTTTTTATTTTATTCCACCATTTAGTACAATCATCATCTTCTAGTTCTTGAAATTGTCTATCATATGCTATTATGATTTCTGTTACTCCTAAATCCAAAATCATTTTTTTCTGATAATTAGAAAATGAACTTCCACAGGTCGCAACTGCTATATTATTTTTAGGATATATGGTCTCAAACTTTAATACTGATTTTTCACCTTCAAATATAAAAACTTTTTTCTTATGTCTTATATTTTCTTTGTTTTTATTTAATCCATACAAATTCTTTCCTAATGGATGGTTATATCCTTTATCATCTAACCATAATGGATAATATTTTCCATATCTTTTCGTTAGATATTTATTAAATGCTCTTACTCTTATGCCTACAACTTCATTATTAATATTCATATGTGGAATTACAACCCTATTGTTCTCTATATCATACCTTACATCAAAATTTTTTATAGCTTCAAATGATATTCCTTCCTCTTCCCATTGCTTAATGCGTTTTTGTGGGTACGTCCTGTGTAAAAAAGGCTTATCTATACGATTTAATATTTCAACTTCTATATCTAATATGGATTTGCTTTTAGTTAGATTAAGTGTACCAAAACCTATTTTTGGTTCATAACAATATGTGCATTTCACTATATCTGTGATGAATTTAATGGAACTTTTAAAATCTATATTTTTAGATGCCATAACCAAATCAAATAAAGACATATTTCCACAGTTAGTAAAACAAGTAAACAACTTTGAATCTTTATGATAATATAATTTATAGCTACACTCATCATTTGGATTATTGTGACATATTGTTTTAAATATTAATTCTTTGTCATTACTTCTTTCAGATAAATCACTTCCAAGTTCACTAAGTATTTTTATTATATCTTCTTCAGTTATGCTTTTTAAAAGCTCTTTCGCATCTATATATAATCACCTCCTAATAGGTTAATTGCCCAACAAATACGTTATCACAATATGCTTTTTCTATAAATCTTCCTGACCTTCCATCCATTTCATACAATAATATTTTATTATCGTCATCACCAGACCTAGTTTTATTTACAAATAATAAAATGTGTTTTTTTCTAATATCTATACAATTTTTGTCAAACTCTCTTTCTTTTCCTTCTTTTGTGGAACTATCTATAATCTCTAAATATGACTTTTGAAGCTTCCCTTCTAACCTACCTTTTTTCCATCTGTACGGTTTTAAAAAATATCTATCTTTTTCGGGATTTAGTTCATCTGGTATTATTTTTCTCATCAATGTTATTGTATGCCCCACCTCTTTAATTTGTTTTGCATTTGATATACAAGCAGCAGTCAAATAACTGACTTTCCCTTCAGTATAAGTTGCTAATTGTATAGGAAAAATTATCCTCATCCTCATTTGTTTTCCAAACTTATCAAAATCTCTAGCTGCTTCATTCATTTCACCTGTAGAATTTCCTGATGAGGCATCTTCAGCTTTGAAAGTATCAAGTATCAAAGTATCATAGCCTTCACTTAAACTTAATTTTTTGGCTATTTTTTTTATTTTTTCAGTGTTAAAATCATACATTGATATAAATTTAAGTTTTCCTGGTATTGAATATTTCTCTTCAATAAACTTATTTGCTAAGTAGAAAGTTTTTTCTTCTTCAATTGTAAAATCAAAATTTTTAACTTTTCTCCTAGTCATTGTATGACAATTAAATATAGCATTTGATATATATGTTATTAATATCTGTTTGTAGTATTCACTTTGTTGTTCGTTACTTATTATCAAGACTTTACAATCAGATTCTACTAGCCCCATAGCCATATTTAAAGTAAAAGTTGTTTTTCCAGTGCCACTATGACCTGCTATAAAATATATACCATTTGAGTGCCCTACTCCATCTATTATGTTACTCAACATAGGCATACCCTGAACATATCTTTCTTCTCCAGTATCAGTTTGCCATCTTAAAGCTATTGCAAAACTAGCTGAGTTATCATCTTCATTATTTTTCTTTTTTAATATTTCTTCTGAAGTATAATGCAAGTCTTCTATAACAACATCATTTCCAACTAAATTAATACTACTATCTGCTAATAACATTTCATAAAAATCATGAACTTGAGATGCAGTCATAGAAGGAAATAAGTCTATTGGTTTTACTTTTACACCTTCCACTTCAATTTCCTTATCTATATTAAAGCCTTTACTTTCTAGCCTTATTATAAGATTAGATTTTTCTAAATCATCTATATATTTTTTTTGATTGTGTATATTTCCTAAATCTCTAACTTTTTGTATGCTTTCCCAACCACCATATTTTTCATATAATTCATTTAATGAAGGAGACATTCCTACAAATGCTGATACCGTCACTTCATCTATCTCTTTATATTTTGTACTTAATTCTCTTATGAGATTGTAAAAAAATTTAGTTTTCGGAAAAGTAAAGTCATTTTCAGATAGAGGATAGTCAGCAATTATACTTATATCTTGCAACAGAACCGATATCACAAGGCTTTCAATATTCCCTCTATTTTCTAATACCATTTTCTCCAACCTCCTTTATTAAATCCTTTAAGGTTGTTGTTCTTTTTTTTCTCGCTACTGGAATTTTCATTGTTTCTTCAAGTATGTCTACTAAATCCATCTCAGTTTCTTTTTTCTCTTTTCTTTGTATATTTTTCTTTACAATTGTAACATCTCTTATGTTATTTTTTAATATTGTAAATATATAGCATAGTTTTTGATATTCATTTTCTATATCTTTTCTAAACTCTAAAGCGTCAATTATTTGATTTTTCATTTCTAAAATACAATTATAAACATCTTCTCTTGTATAACCGTTATCTAACATCTCTTTTATCATTTTAGTCTTATTTTTTGCGATACATTTGTAACCAATAATACTATCTATTCCTAATAAAATTTGATTCCATAGCCATTTCTCTCTTTCTTCTAATCTATAGTGTAATTCACAACAATAATTTCGTTTTTCTTCTCTACCCGTTTTAGTAATATGAATCACTGAGTATATATCTTCAGCTAGAAATTTTTCTTTACAGTATCTACAAGTTATTTTTCTTCCCAATAATTCTCCTCCTTCTTATTGTTGATGTTTAAAAGTCGCCCTAATTGAGCGACCTTTTAAATTATTCTATATTCTTCCAGAACGCTTAGGTTGGGTACTTTGAATATTTTGAGATGTATTTTTTTTATTAGGAGGTTCAACTTGAGAATTGCCATCATCATCCTCGCAAAATGATAATTGAAGTAAGCCACCTAGTGCATAACGCTTACTATATGTTTCTGTTGCTCCATATCCTTGAATATCTAATTTACTCGGTTTTATAGGTACACTATCGGACTCCATAAACTGACCACTAGAATGCCATAATACAGTTTTAATTGATACTGAATTGTTTCCACCAGAAATGGGAAATTGAGTTATACATAAATCAAATTTTGCTAATATTGGTCTTATTGTTATTAGAATATCATCTAAATTTGCATATTTGCTATTATAAAATGGATTATTAGAACTCTTTTCAATACTTTCTACCTCTTTTTGAAAATCAACTAAACTTACTAATAAATCTTTTATATTTTCACTTCTGCGAAATGGTATTAATGAATCTTTATTCTCATTTTCTTTTAAATCTCCAACCATTTTTCTTATTACATCTTTTAATTGTTTTACTTCACTCTCTATGTTAGCTATTTGTTCTTCCATAAAACTCTCCTTTAAATTTTATTTAGTTTATAAATATTAATTAAAATGGTAAATCTGATTCTTCAATATTTATGTTATTCTTTTGTGCATCTTTTTCTTTCATGGCATTTTCTTTTTCTTCCATTTTATCTATCATGGCTACTATATTATCCTTATAGAATGGATTAGGCTTCCCATCTTCACCAAAATCATTGTCTTTTGATATCTTATTTCCTGAACCTCCAGTTATTCTAAGATATTTTATTATTTTATCTTTTTTCCCTGTACCAAATCCACCAGTTCCTTCTATTATCTCAGTTACTATATCTCCTTCTAATTGTGGTACATCTCCCACTTTATATAGCTTTTCAAATTCTTTTATTACTTCTGTATTATCAATTACAAGTCTAACTCTAAATCCATTATCATTGTATTTATTCATTATTCCTATTACTTCTAATCCTTCTTCTATTTTTATTATTTCCTCCAAGTATACATATGCCCTCCATAATATACCTGCCTTTATAGGTAGTTTTGCATCTTTTTGTCTGTTACAAAATTTACCTTGTATTCTAAATCCTTCATGTTTTTCTCCATCACTATAATATGTATTATCATCTAACTGACAAGTACATCTAACTATTTCTCCTCTACCCTCTTCTGCTCTAGTTACAATATCATTCACAACTGTTTCTAATCCCTGTGATATCTTATTAACTCCTCCAGCAGATGTGTATATGCTTCCATAATAATCAACTATTTCATTCTTATCTTGTGATATAGCAACATTAAGTTTAAACTTTATTGCTTCTTGTGGAGTTCCTTCTTTTACTCTTTCTGCTGCTAATATATCTAACACTTCCCCACTAACAAAAACCTCATTGTAATTTACATTTTTTTTCGCCATAAATATCCTCCTCTTTTATTTTGTATTTTATTCAGTTGTAATCATTCTTAATTTTTCTATATACTTATAATAACATGTTCTATTTATTATTTCAATACTTATTTTTAATTTTATTTATTTTAACTAAAAAATCCTCCCCAATACAATAAACCAAAAATTACTAGCTTTGAAATTGTAGATACTCCAAAACTTATTTTCATTTTTTTTACCTTTCCATTATTAGCTAAAGACACTCCTAATTGCATAACGTATATTATTATTACTAAAATTTGTGGTATTCCTAATTTCATTTAACCTCTCCTTTTAATATGATTACATCATTAATTCTTTATATTTTGGTAATGTTTTAAAGAAATCACATAAAATCCTCCATTCTTCCATTTTATGATTTTTTCTCTGATTTATCATAGATTTTATTTGTAGATAATTTAATGTAACTCTTGCAGTTAGCATCAATCCTGATGGACAATTTGATATTATAATTTTCCAAAGAGTTTCTTTTGTGGCTTCAACTTTTTCTCCATTTCTAAGAATGATTTCATCAGATGCGGTTAACTTTAATTCCTGAAAATTATTGTAATCGTAAATCAATTCACTCAGGAAATTTATTGTATTTTTATCAACATACTTATTACACATATCATCAATATTAAATTTGGTCAATCTGTGCATTTTACTTTGACTAGATACATAGTCATTATGATGATATCTATCCCACTGTCTCCACATATATTCTGACCATTGCAAATCCATTTGGACAATAATTCCTTTAGAGAAGCAATCATGGCCTGAACCTTGTTTTGATTTGCCTAATTGACATGCTCGTTGTAAATCTTTTTCTGAAATATTTACTTCTCTCATATCTTTAATCTGTTGCTGCATAGGATAACCACTCGAAATTATACTTTCTTTAATTCCATAAACACACACATTTGATACATCAATAATTCCTGGTATTTTTATTCCATTTACTTTCAATTTATCAACTCCTAACCTTCCACAATAATATAACCTTCTTTATAATGTCTTCCCATATTGTTCACCCTTTTATAATACTTATAATCACTCTCCCCTTTTATTCTTGGCACAAATACATCTATAGCATTAGAATTACCAAAATATTTATTAGAACCTCTATCTTTAACCACCTTTAAATTTCCATCAACTAATATTTTAGTTCCAAATTTAAGATGATTATTGGCCACAAACCCATATTGTAATTTTTCTCCTGTAGCTGTAATAGCTCCATATTTACTATTTTCACAGTTTAAAGAAGTATAGTAACTTACTTCCCATGTTACAGGAATCAATTTTTCTATTTTTATTCCTAACCCCTTTTCTAAATTAATTCTCTTGATTTCTAATTTATATTCAGAACTGTTTTTGTGTTGCTCCCACTCATATTTATACATTAAGTTAATATTTTTAGCTGTATCTGCTACAATATTTTTATCCATCCTGCTAGTACTCATTTCTTTAGTATTAGCAAATATATGTATGCTACTACCCATTACTAAAACACTTGTTACTAATATATTTCTCCACCTCATAAAGACCTCCAATCATATTAAAATGATAATTTTAAATACTTATTTATTCTTCAAGAGCATCATCTAACTCTTCGTCTGTTGGCTTTCTCCCTTCTCTATTCCATTCAAAAGCATCTTCTAAATATGCATTTGGATTATAACAACAATAATCGCAATCTCTATTTTTATTCTCACATCTTTCTTTAAATTTACAACTCATTCTAACCTCCTAAATTTCTTTATTATTTATTTTATCTAATACTAAATTTACCTGTTTATTTGCTTTTTTAACTTCAATTCTTGCCAGACACAACTCAACACCTTTATTTAATTCAAACTCATCTGAATCATGGCAAGTAGCTGATGCTTTAAAATCTCCCATTCTAACTTCTACTTTCTTTCCATTTGTTCTATATGTGCAAGTTTTATTTGTTCCAAATACAGTCGCAGTTCTCCATTCGCTCCAAATATGTTCTTTTTTCTTAGTCTCTATTGCAACTTCAAAATATTTTTTTAATTCACTATAATTCATGAATCCCATCCCATAATCTGTTTTGAAATGTATAGCTCCATTGTTTCCCACAGATGTAATAACAAATATATCTCCTATTTTTAACATCTCAAAACCTTGTATTTCTTTCATTAATCTTATTTTAGTTCCTTCTATTAACATATTTTCTTCATCCTTTCTATTCTATTATTATATTTATCAATTGCTTCTTGCTCTCTTTCATTGACATCTCTATTATATTTACCTTTAGCTTGGACTATTTTGCCATTTCTAACTTCAATTGTTACTAAACTTTTACTTGGATTATCCTTTTTTCTCATAAATAATATGTGACATTTTCCATCTATAACATTTTGAATATAACTACTTACACAATTATTTTGTTGTACTGCTTCATCTTTAATTTCACTTGTATTTTTAGGGTATATAAATTTATAATCTTGATATGAATATTCTAGTGACTTGTCTATTCTTTTATTAAATACTTCTTCTTCAAATTGAGTTTTAAGACGATTATAATTTCGAGATGCTATTTTATGAGTTGTTAAGAAATGTCTTGGATATTTTTCATATTTATCACTTATTACACTCATCATAACAACATAGTCATATAATTCGTTTAGAGTGCTTTCAAGCCCATTTAATGCTTCATATGTCATCAGATTATCTATATAATTTATAAGTGATTGAGGTTTATATTTATATATGTCTATTAACCTATCAAATATCATTCTATCATAACCAGAATCAAGAATTGAAATTAAATTAGTTTTTCTTATTGAATTCAATTCTAAGCTTAATAAATTATTATATAAATTTGGGTTTTTACTATACCCTTGTATCAATCGGTCACTCAAAGTAATACTATGATTCCTACAGATAGAAATAAGACCTTTAGGTATACTCTTAATATCACAATGTATCGGATAACTTATTTTTTTTAATCCTGCTGAGAATAATTGTTCATACTCAGAATAATTATTTATTTCATTTAAAAAACTTCCTATATTTCTTATTCTTTCAACTCTCCTTCCCCAAGTTCTGCTACTCTTACTTCTATTTACTCTTCCGTCTACAAAATTTAAAAAACACTTATAATTTTCATCTTCAAAAGAATTTATTACCTCATGTAAATCATATCCTCTAAGCTGAGTGCATACATCTTTTACAATCCTTCCAGATTTACCAATACATTCTCCTGTTGCTAAATTATATTTTACATTCTTCCCATCTTCAAATTCAAATACTAAAAACTGTTTTTCTTTATAAGATTTCAAATATTAATCACTACCTCCTTTACATCTTGATGACAATTGTATGACATAAGTTATTTTTCCACCTATTTAATAATCATTTTAGATTTTTTTAGAATTTATATATTTTTCTTTTAAACCTTTATTACCTCTTATTTCTATGATTTTATTTATAGATTTTATATAGTTTATATCATTAGAAATTCTTTTAAGACTTGTTATAAAGTATACAGAATAGCTTCTTGGTATCTTCTTTTTGATAGCTAAATCAATTACTGTTCTAGCAGCATTGTAACTTTTTAAATGAGTATGCCCTTCTTCAAATTTTTTATTTGTATTATAAACAATATATCCAGTTTTAGATTTGATAATAATATATTCTTTTTTCTCATATATTTTATTTGTATCCATTACAAATCCTCAATTTTATGCCATATCATTTCTAACTTTCCATGTTTTCTATTTAGCCTTCTTCTAATTTCATATGCAGATTTAATTTCTTCTTTTACATTTTGCCACTTATCTAAAACTTCTTCATATTCTTTATTCTCTTCTTTTAAAAATAGTATTTCTTCATTCAATTCACTAATTTTGATATTTAACTCTCTGTTCTTTTCTAATAAATTATAATATCTTTGTTCATCTATAAGTATTGAAATCACTACCTTTCACAAACTTCGTATATGCCATTTTAGGCAATAAAGGTATAAACACAAGCAGTCATTTTTACAAAACCTTAGAATGTCATATACGATACCATATTTTTTAATTTAAAACTGACATTTTATAATCATTTAAAACCATGATTTTATAGTTTATATTTTCCATCATCCCTTGGATATAGAAATTTTATATCTTTAAGGTCTAAACCATCTCTCTCGTAATAATCCTTTGCTCTTATACATTCTCTTGACGACACTCCATATAATTTAATTAAATCTCTAAAATTTATAAAATGTTTTTGGCCATCATTTTTTGATGTAATCTCCCATTCAAATACAACGTATTTAACTTTCACTTTACACCTCTATTTCATTGACTTATTAATACTTTTAACTGAGAAAATTTTGGATTATATCCCTTCTGCCATACAAAATGAGCATATTCTATGCTATCTGTCTTTCCATCATCTGTAAAACTCATTCTTCTATTGTGAACAAATATGTATTTAGGCATATTATTTCCCCACAGCCTTTGTCTCACTTTTCCTCCAAGATAATTTAATCTTAGCAGCATAATAACGAAACCACCTTCTCTTACATCATTTAAAGCTTTATTAATTATATCCAAGCTTAAATTAAAGGGAGGATTAGTAATAATTACATCGTATTTTTCTTTGGGCTGAAACTTTAAATAATCTTGCTTTATATTTGCCCTTGAATCATCTCTTATATCTACTGTATCTATTGAAATATCTTGATTTAAAAATTCTTGAATTGCAGTTGGATAACTCATTGGATTTGTATTATCTCCACCTGCACATGGGTCTAATATTTTTATATTTGGATTGAGTATATTTTCATATCTACTGAACTCAGTTAAAAACTCTTTGATTTTAGTAATTGGAGTTCTATAATAATCACTTACATGAAAATCCCTAGCATTACTTCTATTTGTACTACTTATAAGTATCACCTCTATTTGTCTAATATTTTATTTACTGATGCAACTATAAATATCTCCTACTTAAGTATTATTTCTCCCTTAAATTTAATATTTCTAACCATTCCAGTTTTTTCTAAATTAAAACTTAAGTTTTTGATTTCAATTCCTTTATTCTCATAGTGCTGTTTAATAATATCCATTGCTTCTTCAATTGATATTGTTATTTTCATCTTTTAATCTCCTTAAAATAATACTTTTAATCTAAGTTATTATCCAATAATAGTAATGCTATAAGACAAAATCCATTAAGTATCATTCCACTAGTACTTCCCCATAAATAATTAGCTAACATACACCATAAATTAAAAATTGCACCAATATTTAAAATCAAACTAATACTCCCTTCTTTATTCTTTTTTATCAATATATATACTACTTGATGGTATAAGAATCCAGATTAGCAACCATGCTAAGGTATTGATTGGATATGTTGTATCTAAGAATTGAAATTGTGGGAAGTTTAAAATATCTACTACCCAAATTATTATAAGAATTGTTTTTAAGACTTTAAACATTTAGTTCTCCTTTATTTGTTAGATTGATTTTCTTCTATTACTACATGAGCATTACATATAATCACCCTCTTACCATCAAAATCTAGTGTTATAGTGCCACCATCTCCATCTTTGACTCTCATACTTTTACTTGTATATGTTTTTAATACCTCGCCATTATCTGAATATACATTTACAACTCTATTAAGACCTGATACATCACTTTCAGCATCTTTCATTGAGCTTTGTATTCCTGTACATCCAGACATTCCTATTAACATTGTTCCTAATGCACCTATTAATAAAATTTTTTTCAATATAATTTCACTCCTTTAGTTTTAATTGAATTGTAAATAAGAACACTTAGAATTTTTTGATATGTAATAAACAAATTTATTAGATATGATTATTTAAATTTTCTATTTGAATTGTTCCAGTGACGCAATCTATACCTTCTCTAATAATAGATTCCAAACAACAATCTATTTCATCTATAACTAATCTTATATTAGAAGTATCGTTGATAATATTTCCATTTATAGTTTTCATATATTCTATTTTATGATTAGACTCTATATAAGTTTTAAATACTCTTGGTATAATTATATCTAGTTTCAATTCCTTTGCTTTTTCAATTATATAGTTCAAATTTCCACACGAATAACATAATATAAGTGCATTATTTTCATAAGCATACTTTATTAATGTAGTAGTTTTTCCACTACATCTATCCCCATTTATTAATTTCATAATTATTTTTCTCCTGTTAAAATATTTATTTTATTTTAATTTTTTCTTTTAAATTTTCAAGTATTCCATCAAAACAATTATCATGTTCACTACAAATATTATATACACAATATGGACAACGATTGTCTAAATTTTCATCAATATATCGTGCATATCTTTCTAATATTTCTGTAGTATAATCTTTATCTTCCAATCTTAAGTAGTTTATGAATTCTTCCATTATGTATTCTTCATTAATGTACTTACTATATACTCTATCTTTTTCTTTTTGAATGTTTTTAAAAAGCCTATAATCTTCAGTATCTATTTCTCCATTTTTTATTTTTCCCATCTTATAATTCTCTTTCAAATTTTCTAATTACATCAATTCTTTTCTGTAACTTTTCATTATTAAATTCGTCATCCTCCATCATATACTCTAAATTATCAAGTAAGTAATTCACTGCTGTTATATAGTTTTTAATTCCTTTATTCATTTTAAATATCTCCTTTTAATAATTTTCTAGTAAAAATCTTTCTATCATAGAAACAATATCATGTATTTCTTTATAATCTGCATTTATTAACTTGTAATCAAATAACTTCTCAACAACTATTTTTTTTACCTTCATATCTATAAGGTCTATCATATATTTCTAACTCTATTTGTTTATTTTCTTCTATGTAATATATGGAAAAACAAACATTTCCCCATATATTAAATACTATTCCACTTACTGCTCTCATCACTGGTTCTTCAATTTTAGACCAAAGATTCATATTTATCCCCTATTAAAAGTATCATTTTATTTAATTATTATTTGCATTATCCATGACTTCTTGTACAGACTTTTCCATATCATAATCATATACATCACCATTTTTATATCTAACATCTACTATATGCTCAGGAATACAATTAAAATCTTTTATATCTTTAGAAACTTGTTTACCACAATATGGACAATAGTTTATATGTACTGATTCTGAACATGGAGCAATTATTATTTTTCTAATTTTTTTGTAGTAGTCGACATTAACATATGTATTTCCCCTGATTTTATATCCGTTTAGTTTGAAATATTCATAACATCCATCATAACAATTATTACAATTATCTTCTGCTATAATTTCACATGTATTGTCTTCTAATAATCTACTTCTTGAGGTTAAAAGTATATCTTTTGTATTATCAATTATACTTTCACAAAACTTACACATATTCAATTTACCTTTCTTATAAAAATAAAATTTTATGTTATATTAATCTAGTATTAATTTAAATCTATCATTTTGAATAAATCGTGTTTGTTTATCGAATTGTTTCATTAATTCTTCAATTGATCTAAAGCCAGAACTACAATCACCAGTATCTAAGTTCACATATCCAAAATAATTTAATATTGATATTATTAAATACTTGTTATTACCTGCAAGTATAATGTCTCCAACTCTAACCTCTCTAAAAGATTTAATCATGTTATCTTCAAATTTCATATGTACCTCCATTTAAAATTAAGATTTTATTGTATTTCATTATAATAAATTAATTCTGGATTACGACATTCTTCATATCGACTATATCCTAAAAATTCATCGTCTTCACAATGTATTTGTATATATGGTTTTATCCAATTTAAAAATTTATTTATTTCATCATCATAATTTTTTAAGTTACTTCTAATAGTTAAATAATATGTTTTTGCTATATCGTCATACTCAAACATCGTATTGCTCCTACCTGAGAAAGAATAACTATCCATTATAAATAACCATCTCCATCTACGACATTCAAAGAATGGGTGAGGTGGTGTAATATCATATCTATCTTCTCCTTCTATCATGTTATTTAATATATTAATAACTTCTTTTGGCGTATCCTTTTTTAATTCAATCGCACATACAAATTCTGTATACATTCCCATTAGTATTTCCTCCTAAATTCATCTATTAAATTTTTCATTTTAATTACTTTTAAAATTATAAACTGGTTTTAACACCTCCATTATCTCAATAGTATCTCCTATATTGTTTAATATGTCCTCTATAGGTTTGTATGCTTGTGGTGCTTCATCTAGTGTTGATTGACCTACACAAGTTGTAAATATTTCTTTCATAGATTCTTCAAATTCATCTAAAGATATTTTTTCTTTAGCTTTTCCTCTTGATAAAATTCTTCCTGCTCCATGTGGTGCTGAATAATTCCACTCAGAATTACCTTTACCTTTTCCTAATATAATCCCATCTCTCATGTTTACTGGAATTATTACTGTTTCATCTTTATTTGCAGAAATTGCTCCTTTTCTAAGTATTTTACTATCCATATCTATATAGTTATGAATACATTCTATAACATCACATTTAATATCTCTTATAAAATGGTCATAATTTACATCTAGGCTGTTATATTTAAACAATATATCCGCAATTATAACCATTCTATTTGCAGCAGCGTATTTTTGAGCTATACTCATATCATGTAAATAATCTTCCATTAAATCATTTTCTAAATAACATAAATCATCATGTGGCTTATTCAATTTTCTATCACTAAGGTCTTTCAAATATTTATTTATCAAATGTTCTTTATTGTCTTTTTTTAGAGTAGATATTAAAAACTCTTTTGCATCATCATATGACTTTTTATATTTTTCAATACAATATTTTATAGCTTTGTCTTGGTAATAATCAGCTATTTGTTTTCCTAAATTTCTTGAACCTGTATGAACAGTAAGATACATTTGACCTTTTTCACTTTTATCAACTTCTATAAAGTGATTGCCTCCACCTAAAGTTCCTAACGACATATATGCTCTATTTTTATTCACCTCGCATCTAAGATTATTTATGTCTATATTAAATAAATTCTTTAATAGTTTTTCTCTTGACTTATTATGTATTTTAAATCCATGAGGAATATAATCTCTTATAATCTTATCTAATTTTGTATAATTTATATTATTAATATATTTTTCTAATGGAATAGTAGCCATTCCACAACCTATATCCACCCCTACCAGATTTGGTACTACTTTATCACTTATAGTCATTGTTGTTCCTATTGTACATCCTTTACCAGCATGACAATCAGGCATAATTCTTATACTGGATTCTTTAAATTCCTTTTGATTACATAAATTTATTATTTGTCCTATTGTTATCGAATCTACATTCTCTGTAAATATTTTAGCTTTGTTATATTTCCCTTGAACTTCCATTTGTTATTCTCCTTTTAAAACCTGTATTTTAACTTGTTATTTATTATCCCTCTATTAAATCCTGTACGTCTACAGTCACCGAACCTTTTCTTTCGAGTTTTATAAATTTTTCCATTAGTATTTCAGGAAGTCTATTCTCCCCATACTCTTCTTTTATTTTATCTTTTATTAAATTTATAATATATTCCTCCATTTCTTTATCTGTCATATTAAGATATTTATCCAGGTCATAAATGACGAGTTGTTCTATATCTCTTCGATAATGGCATAGTATATCTTTTAAAAATATTTTTTTTATTATCTTAATTCTTTTTTCATAAATCAATAATTCTAAATTAAAATATGTTCTTTTTTCTTTGATTCTTATTTCATATTCAAAAATTCTTTCTAATGGTTTTATTGATTCGTTATTTTTTATATATTTTGACTTTATTAATTTCTTAAAAGAGTTAATTATATTTGCTCATCTCCTTCCATTTTAAGTTTTATATTCCATACATATTAAAACTAAATTCTACCCCTTCATCATCCTCAAATTCTTCATTGAAGACTTCTTCTACTGTTTTATCCTTAGAGATAACTATATGTAAATAACCTCGTTTACTAATAAAAGAAGTTTGATAAAGATTATCTAAACCCAAGAAATCCCCTTCTTGTTTATAAGGTACATATATATCCTCCACACTTCCGTTTTCGTATTCTATCTTTACATTTGTAATATCCTTATAATCATGCAATCTTTGAATTTCATCAACACGTTTATGTATTTGTATATGTAAATAATCTGCCTTCTTGCATTTACCTATATAACTCAAAGCAAATCCTCCAATAATTTCATGTATATTATCTAAATAAAAACCTCCTACATCTCCAATACCCAACTCTACATTCTCTAAGTTATCTAATCCTAAAATTATTTTCTTTATTTTCATAACTCATTCCTCCATTAATTAAACTCTTAAAAATTATTGATGACATCACACTTAGAGCATTTCCATCGTTTCTTTAATTTATAATTATCAAAATAAGAATTAAAATATCCTACAAATTCTTGAAATTCTATCCTTTCACATTGATAACACCATACTTTTACTACATCACCTTTAGAATACATTTATTGTCTTTCTCCTTAATATAATCTCAATCTTTTAATTGTAGATGGTATTTCATCCTCATTAAATATTCCTAAGTTAACACATGTTATGCTATTTTTAGGAATTTCTGTTAATCCTCTATCCACTATAGTTAAATAACCTTTTTCTTTAAATTTTAATAATTGTGCCTCTTTAGCTTTTAATATACATATTGTATCCCCATTATTCTTAAATGACGTTAAATCACATTTTAAATCTATTAATTCATGTGCTATTATTTCTGTTTCATAAGAGCAAGAAACAGTGTCTAAAATTTTGTTATACAAATAATCATAAACTGCATGTGCAACTTGTGCTCCAACTTTGCCTGGACTCATATTTAAGTCTGAATTAATTGCTATGTACATTTTTTTCATTATTATAAACCTCCAAATAAATTAAAATTATTATCTTAATACCAATACATAATAATTAAACTATGTTTTTCAAAATCAATTATGTTTAACATTTTTTGAAATTCTTTTAATACTAAATCCCAAAACTCCTGTGTATACCTATCATCAACTGTTACTTTTTTATCATTTTTATAATAATACTCTTTATCCTTATTGTATATCTTAGAATTTATATCTTTTTGTTTAAGAAAAGGAATTATATAATCTTCCAAATCTTCCTTTGTAATAAGTATGGCTTCATCTTCATAACTTTCATAACCTTTTTCCCATTTGGCTTTATATATCATACGAATAACTGACCAATCTTCTAAAGATATATCAATATCTAATAATTCTTCAAACTTATAAAACTCTTCTTCATCATTATTCAATTCCTTATATTTCTCACCTCTTGTTTTATTTAAATAAATATCTAAATCTGTAACTTTTGTTTTTACTGAATAAAAACCTAAATCTAATCCCATATGTATCACCTCGCTAATTAAAACTGTTTTAATTAGATTCTAAATTCACTTTTTCTTTTATGATGTTTAATAAAGGTTTATAATTATCAATACCTATTGCTCTCATTACTCCATTATCTACATGTTTAATATATTTCATTAAATACCTCACTTATTATTTTTAATTCATCACAATCATGCTCATTTTCTAATTTATTTTTTATAAATTCTGCTACCTCCTCTTCTTTTAACTTTTCTATATCTTCTTGATGATTTAAGATAACCTTCATAATAGATGACAAAGACATCCCATAATCATACATCGACTCATCTCTTATAATATCCTTCTTTTTATTCTTATATATTACCATTCATTGTTATTCTGAAACTCCTACGCCTAAAGGCGTGGGGTTCTTAGGTACTACATGAATTTCTACAATACTCTCAGTTATAATAAATCATAACCTACAACATATTATCACTAATCATATTCCCTAAGACTTTTATTAACAAAGTATCTGTTGACACCATTAACATTAATATTAGGCTCGTTTCTCAACCTATATAGTTTTTATATCCCCATACTAGATATTAATTTATAACCATTTAATTTTAATTTTTTTAATCTATTTATCTCTTTATCATGTAATATTTTAAAGTTATCATATGTTTTAACACACAATTCTCTGTTGATTGATTTTAAATCTTCATTAACATTCATTATTAAAAATGCAGAATAGCAATCTCTTTGAATGTCCATACCATTATTCCATCTATCTTTTAATTCCTTCTTATTGTACTCATCTGAAAAGTGATTATATTGACTGGCTCTACATTTAGCAGTATCTATCTTATATAATCTTTCATTATTATATTTTAACTTATTGTCTAACATAGTCAAAAACATTGATGGTGCTTTATTTGCTAATGATTTTCCAAAACGTTTCTTTTTATTAATTCTACCAGTTTTTTCATTAATAGTAGTATCCTTGACTCTAGTTTGAAGTCTTTTATAACTCATCGTTTCAACATAAAACTTATTGCCTAAATTTAGTAATTTGTTAATTAATATATAGTGGTCTTGTTTTCTTATTTCAGCTTGTTTTCTATATAACTCTTTTCTTAGTCTTTTTAATTTAAGATAGTGATTACTAAATATCCACTTATCTCTATTTCCTTGTTTTATAGTACCATTATCATTGAATTTATTAAGATTAGTTGCACGTTTACTTCTATCCATTTTACGTTGAATTAACTTTATTTGCCTATCTATATTATTAACATTAGGAGCTAACTCCAATAACTTAACATCACATTTACTAGATATAGCTATAGTTTGAGTTCCAATATCTATACCTACATTACCTAAACCAATTTGTCCTTTTATTTTTCCTTGATTGGTTGTTTTTTTAGGTGGAATTCCTTCTAAGACTAATTGTACATACCATTTAATTTTACCCTTAATTTCTTTTTTAAGTATTCTACAATATTTTATTTTATCTTGTATCGCTCTTTGAGCATAATTGTCATTATTCTTTATTATTACTGGAATAGTCATCTTATTAAATTTAATAATACCATCTTTATAACTAATACCAGTTGAATTTTGTTTCCCTTCTATTGATGTTAATTCATTATATCTAATATAATTAACTCGTTTAGCTTGATGATAGATATACTTATTAAAAGCATTAAAACATCTTGTAGCTATCTTCTGAGTTATAGCAGAATGTAGTTTATAATATTTACCAATAAATTTAACAAACTTATGAAGTGAATACTCTGTTAAATTATACTTCTTATTAATTTCACTAAATATTTTATTTCTATCTTTACCCTTATATTTACAATTTGCTTGGTGTTCTTTAGATTCTATCATGTGGTTATATCTTTTAAATAGCTCTGATAAATATGAATTATATACTTTTCTATACTTATCAAAAGCATTACATATAATGTCTTCTTGAAACTTTTCTGTTTTTAATTGCAATGTTAATATATAATTTGACATAGTGTTCACCTCACTTTCTAGTATCTTGTTTTCTGGTTTTTCACATATTTTTTAATAGTTTCACTACATACGTTTCCTGCTGTAGATACAAAATAGCTTCTAGTCCATAAACTAGGCATTTTTGATAATTCAATAAATTCTTCTCTTAATATTTTACTTGTATAGCCTTTTATATTTTGCATTATATCAGAAGGATTTAGAGTCGGAAGACTATTTAAAAACATATGTGTATGGTCTTTATCGCATTCTATTGCAACAATTTCGATATCCATTTCCTTACACTTATTTTTAACTAATGTTTTAAATCTATCTTCTAAACCTTCTATATTAAATATTTTTCTTTTATATCTAGGGCAGAATACAAAGTATTAACATTATACGTGTATGTGTCAATACTTTTTATACACTGTTTGTGCTATCCATCCCACACCTAAAGGAGTGGGCTTTCCGCACTATTATGTAATCCCATTTAAATCTAAACTATTTTTATTTAAACTTTTTATGTAATGTATTATGGGTTTTACTACATCTTCAATATCTGCATTTACCTTTCTAAGTAAACTATAATCACCACAATCATATTCAACATAAGCTAATTGGTTTGTATCACTATCAGAACCTAATGATAATTCTGTTTTACTAGCTATAGGTATTAAATCTCTTTTGCAACTAGGACATACTATTACATCTTCATTTAAGAAATAATAGTATTCTTGTAATGTTTCTTCTACATTGAAGTATTTATTACAATTCTCACACCAAAACCTCACAGTATCACTCCTTTTATATTTATAACATAGACTCTATTTTATTTATCTCTAATTCAACCTTCTTTTCATTAGATAATAATTCCATTAATTTTATTTCCATCTCTTCAAGTTTACTTCTTTCCTCATTTATAGTTAATATATCTAATTTACTTTTTATATCATCTATCCAATCTTGTACATCATAACCACTCATTACAAGATTGAAGCCTAAATTTTTAGATGACATATTATAAGAATGTAACATAGATGCTAATAATATTAATTCATCTTTTTTTAGTACTTGTATATTAATTTTCTTATTATTCCAATTCAATATACAATTAGTTTTTGGTGTAAATTTTTTTATTGAATCTAACTTTTCTTTTTTTAATTTTATTTGTTCTTTTAAAGTTATTATTTTATTATCACTATTCATTAATTATTTCCCCTCTCTATATAATCTTCCATTTAATAAATATGTGTTTAAATATTGTGGTCTTATTTTGTTATATAATTCTTCTAAATTGTTATATTTTTCTTCTCTATAACCATAAGTATAGAGTGTGCTACGTCCTTTTAAATATTTAATTCTACCATCAGAATATATTCTTACTTTTTCTCTATTTGCATAAAATTCAATTCCCCAACATGTTTTATCATCTTTCATTTTTTCTTTAAATTCTTCTAATGAATACTCTATATATTCATTTTTGGATTCATCTATTGGTGAATAAAAATAACTTCCTTCCATTTTATGAAATATATCAGCGTAATTTTCATGACAATCACTATCTATAATACTTATTAACTTATTTAGTACACTTCTAAATTGTTCAAAATCATCCCTCTCAACATTATAAAACCAATGATATTTACCTGTACATTTTTTACCATACAAACTATAATAATCAAATTTCCCAATGTAAATAAAAGTTTGATTTTGTTTAGTTCTATATGTTGCCCCAATAATTAAATCTTTTGCTTTTATAATTTGTTTATTATGTAATATCTTATTAAATTCGGTGATTTCTTTATAATCTGGAGATGATATTGGTATTAGTATTAAATCCTTACCATCCCATCCATATACAAATTCTCCCTCTAATCCTTTTCCTTTTATAGAGCTTGTATTTTCTAATATATATAATAAATTTTCTACTGTTATTTCAAATTCAAATCCTCTTGAATCATAAATCCTAACATAAGTTTGTCTATGATTCCATCCTGTATTATAACCACCTATTTTTTTATTTAATACAAATCCTGACATTGGAGTATTTTTATATATTAAAGGTTCTATATTTTTATCTCTCCAAGAATTCCAAGATTGTTCTTTTCTCAATTTTCCATTTTCATCCTTATATATTACATAAGCAAGTTTACCTGTATAAGTCCCATTTCTATTTTGGAATCCTATAATTATTTCTTTAGGTATAAATATATTATTCATAGCATCCCTTTCTATATAGAATTACTTAATAATCCTAGTTTTTCTAATATACTTATTCTCGCACTTTCAAGTTCGCATTCTTCACAATCTTTTCTTGAATTTCGCATTTCATCATAAACACATCCACTACGACAAGGATTTGATGACATATAAGCATCTATAGCTCTTATTTCGTTTTGATTTAGCTCTATTGTTTTCATGAATCTCTCCTAAATACTTTTTTAATTCATACATTCTAACATTTCTTTTCTATATATACTGCTATAAACTATTTTCTTTGCTATTATCTCCATTTCTGATTTAGCTTGTTTTTCTTTATAGGAAAATGTATTAATATACTCACTAAGTACTTTTAAACTTTCATTCATAGTATCTAAAGTCTCTTTTAGCGTTTCTATTTCAGATGTTAATCCTTCTCTTTCAGCTAATAATTTGTCCTTTTCAGATGATATTTCATCCATTATATTAATATATTCTTTTTCGGTTTTGTCTAACTTTTTCAATAAATTTTCAATTATCATTAAATCAGTTTCTCTATCAATTCCATATTCAACTCTATACAATGTTATTATTTTTGTATCTCTCAAATCTGTTATTAGTATGATATTGTCAACTAGCCTAAAATTTGTTTCAGTATATTTATCATTAAACCTTCCTGTGTAAATCAATCTACTTTGTTCAAACATCTTATTTAAATCTTTTTGATATTGTTCTTTGTTTAAATTTAGATTCTGCTCTACACAATTTTTCTCACACTCTTTAATTCTCTCTATATATCTTCTTAGTGCATGGTTAGTTACATTTATCATTTTATCTTCTCCCAATCTACAAATTTATGAATATTAAAATTTAAATCTATATAATATAAATCATATTGTTCAATATTTTTATTTTTAAGAGTTAACGAAGCTCTCAAGCCTCCTAATGTCTTAAAACCAATTCTATTACCATTACCTATATAAAAATCTTCCATATCTTTATTTTTCGCAAAATAAATCCTATTCATACATTTATACCTCTATCATTTTGTATTTTATTTAGTTTATATCTTTAACATATTGTATTTAGTTCCTCTTCCTTATTTATAATAATAACATAACTTCTTATTTATTTCAATAGTTATTTTGTATTTTATTTAGTTTATAATTTTATTATTTATATTCGCACAATTAAATACTTTGTGTATATCTTTTTAATAATAAGAAACTTCTTTACCTTCCTCTCTAACTCTTAGAAAAACAGGAAATCTTAAGGATAGTTCACCTTTTTCATTGTTGGTTTCCTCGAAAAATTTTACTTCTATAACTCTTCCTAATATCTTATTTTGATTAATAAAATAATACTTACGTTGTTCATCTGTAAATCCAGAGCCAACTCCTAATCTATATCCTTTATAATCACATATTATGTTGCCTAACAAATCCTTGTATTTACCATCACCTTCCTCTATATCAATACATCTTATATCACATGTATTAAACACCTTTACTTTAAGTAAGCTTTTTACACGTTTACATTGATATGATTCATCAGATATATTAATCATTACTCCCTCTTCATTATTGGATATCATTTCACTTAAATATTTAGTAATCATTGTAACATCTCTACCTTGATATAATGGTTCTAAATATTCAATATATTTTAGTTCATTGATAAGTCTTTTAAATATCCTTTCAAGTTTGTTTTTTCTAATATAACATGGTGTTTTATCTTCTCCTGCATAAAAGTCATTTATATTTTGAATATAGTCATAACAAACCATTTTTAATCCTGTTTTAGTACCTTTAATTCTACATCTTTTTAAAGTATCTTTAAATCGCTCTTTAGAATTTTTATAGATACCTTCTGCAAGTAATTCACCATCATAAACTCCTACAGGCATTTTAATAAAATCTTTCTCTATATCAATTAAATTTTCTATTATCTGTCCTTGTCTACTAAATATTTTAATGGAGTTTTTATCTTTAACTACTATTATTCTTGTTCCATCCAGTTTAGGTGTTAAAATAAATTCTTTATTACCAAGTTTATCTTTATTTTTATCATAATTTTCTGCTAACATTACCCCAAATTCTCTTACAAGTCCTGGCATTATTTTGTTTGCAGTTTTTGATGTCAAGCCTAATTTAATTGATTTTGTAGCTAATCCAATTATAAATTTTTTCAATTCTTCATTTTGATTCGCAAATACTTGTATAGTTTTAATGTCAATGTCTCTTCCTGTGTTATTTTTAGATAGGTAATTAATCATATCATATACATTATTTAAATTACTATAATTAACACTATTTAATGACTTAGATATCTTCTTTTTAGATATTCCAGTTACAATATATGTATCTAAAAGAAATTGTAAACATTCAACAAACATTCTATTATTTTTATATTTTTCTAATATTCTCTCTTTTTCTTTTCTACTAGATGTAGATGCTAAACTATCAAATATTTTTTTTACTTCTAAAAGCTCTTTCATTAAAAACCTCCTTATATCTACTAGGTAAAATCACATTAAAACAAATGTTTTAATTACTTTTCTATATATTCATGTGCTTTAAATTCACTAAATTTGCCATCTTCTTGTTTAATAAATTTATATATATCTATTGATAATAAGTTAGAATTAACTTTACTTATTGATATATGACGCATATCCTTAATTCCTACCAAGACATTCCTCCCATTATTCCTTCCATATTGAAATCCTATTTTCAATAAATAAAAATCTACCTCCTTACTAATAATTGGTGTTTCAAATTTATCCCATTTTTCTATATCCTCCTGAATATTCATATGGTCATTTATCCTATTAGTAATTTTTTCTATATTCCATCTTTTTGTTTTCCTTTCTTTTATTTTTTTTAATTTATTTATATTCAAACTAATACCTCCTTATTTGATTTTGCTAGTTTCCAACCACTTATTAAAATAAATCTATAGCTCATTAGGAATAGATATTTTCTCTTCATAAAAATGAATGTCTTTATTTTTTTTATTGATTACGCTCATGTTTATACCTCTTTGATTATCTATCTGTTTAATTTTAGCAATAAATCATATTTAGCCATTCTTATTCCTCCTCATATAATGAATTACATAACATCTTATGATATTCATCACATTCTTTACAATTACCACAACAATTTGTATATTCTTGTTTGTCCGCTATGTTGCATTCCTTTATTTTTAATTTAAGTACTTCTATTCCAGTTATCTCTTTAAAAATATCCGCATCAAAGTTAGGTATTTCCATAATAACTTTCTTTTCTTCATCAGTTAAACTATTCCACATATTCTTGCACATCTCCTCAAATGTAAACACCTTTAAATATCCTCCAACAGTTTCATATTTTGGATTATTTTTCTTTTCTTCTTCTGACATATTTTTAGCATAAACCCACTCCATTAAATTGCTATTCTTTATTAAAATATGTCTTGCTTTACTATTCATCCAATCCTCATATGTTAAATCAGTTTCTTTATTAAACATCCTGATTTTTGGAACATCTGTACAAAATACCCCTGAATTATAATCTCCTATGTTCCAATCTCCTGAGTTACAATTCCCTATATTATAATTTCCTGTATTACCATATCCTGTATTACCATTTCCTACATTATAATTTCCTGTATTATAATCTCCTGCATTATAAGCTCCTGTATTACCATATCCTGTATTACCATTTCCTACATTATAATTTCCTGTATTATAATCTCCTGCATTATAAGCTCCTGTATTACCATATCCTGTATTACCATTTCCTACATTATAATTTCCTGTATTATAATCTCCTGCATTATAAGCTCCTGTATTACCATATCCTGTATTACCATTTCCTACATTATAATTTCCTGTATTATAATCTCCTGCATTATAAGCTCCTGTATTACCATATCCTGTATTACCATTTCCTACATTATAATTTCCTGTATTATAATCTCCTGCATTATAAGCTCCTGTATTACCATATCCTGTATTGTTATGTCCTATATTTACAATATTTAATAATTCATCCCATTTAATTTCTTCCACTATTGTAATTTTATTTGTAACAGATTTATCACCAAATGTCTTAGTTAATCCTATTGCTTCAATTTTAGCAACTTTATTTTTATTATCAAAAGGATAATAATTAAAACAATCAATTGCTTTTTGACAGAAATGAAAACCAGCTTCACATACTTCTATATCTCCAATATGATTATAAGTTTTACCTACTTCATATTTAAAATTTCTGCAAGTCCAATCTGGATTAAATACCTTATAACCTTCTATAATTGTTTCTAAATTATCTTTATTCACATTAAATCCCCCTTCATAAATAATTAAAATCATTGTTTTAACTTAATCTTCAATCTTATACCAATTCCAATCTATAAGATTTTCAAGAGCATAATCCCATGCTATTTTATCTATATAATCCTCTCTCTCTTCATCAGACATATCTTTTAAATCGTCATCATCTATTTCAAGCTCCAGCTCACAGTCTGAACCAATTTTATTAGTTTTAACATGTACATTTATTTTCATATTCTAAAATTCTCCTACTTAAGCTAAATTTTATTCCAAATCAAAATTTTTACACTGCAAAATCTCTTTATTATCTTCTAAGCAAATAGACTTAAATTCAATTTCTTTATCTTTAGAGTTACAATATCCCTCATAATTATTTGAACATGCTAAAAGCTCACACTTTACACAATACTCATTGACTTTCATATTAGGATGATAAACAGGAGTTGAACCAGCTACAATTTGTCCACAATATTTACACACCCAAATCTTACAAGTATGCTGCTGACTTTTTGTTGTAATCAAATAACAATCTTTTATCCTTGAAAACTTATGTCTGCATATACATCTAAAACCTTTAATAAACATCACTCCTTTATATACTCATTATTCTTGTCATACTGTTGTCATCATTGAAAATACTAGTTTTAATTAACAACATTTTTTAGTTCTATTTCTTCTATATCTCTAACAGCAAACCAATATGGTTTATATTTAAAGTCATCTATCCATTTTTTAAATACTTCGCTTATTCTACTCTCTAGTATCAATATGTCTTCAGCACGTATATTTTCAAACCAATCTTCTACATATTCTCCGTATTCGTCATCAATTCTATTTTGAATACATTCTAAAGCATCTTTTGCATCTATGTCGGGAATATCAGCTTCTTCTTTTTTTCCAATATAACCCCATCGTTTAATTTCTCCGAGCCTCTTAAGTTCTTCCTTAGCTGCCTCGACAGCTTCTTCTTTACTTTCGTATTCATCACTTCTAAAACATTCATCATCCCAACTATATAACCAAACATCTTTCATATAAATTCCTCCTCTACTTATTTTTCTTATATACCTCTTAAAGTAACTCTATATTTACATCTCTATCTCTAAAAAATAATTCTCTAATTATCTTTTTATTTTTATACTCAACATCTAACATTTCATAACATTTATTACATAGTTCTATGCTTACTTTATCCCATCCCTCTTTTAATTCATCTCCACATCTGACACACACCTTATTTTCCTCACAAAGTATAAGAAACTTTTTTTCCTCTCTATCATTCGCATTTCCAGTTAAAAATACTTCATTTTTATTAAATTCAAATTCTAAATTTTTACCATAAAGACGTCCAATTCCAAAATCACTAAAACCATTCAACATTCTATTTGGTGCATCTTCGATACCTAAAATATTGATGCCTCTTCCTCTTACAGCTCTAAAATCCCTATTCTCTGTTAAATCAACATTACTTTTCATTTTTAAATACTCTATTTTTTATTTTTTTAAATATATTTAATTTAGGTGGTTCTACACTAGAGTTTTTTGTAGTAGGTAATGGCTTTATATTGGCAAGTTGCTTATATGTATCATTATTTTTTTCTAAAGAATCTAATTCTTTTTTTAACTCATCTAATGATTTAGGTGTAATTATATGTTTTAATATGTCTTGTCTTCCTTTTTTCTTATAATCATTTATCATTTTCTCTAATGTTAAATCACAATACTCATCTTCCCAATCTCCAAGATAATAGAATCTATCTACAATAGCTCTGCTTTTCTCATCTGAAAAAACACCAAATAGTATTGGGTCTTTATCTCTTCTCTCTTTGCTTATTTCCTTTGTAATTTTACCTGTATAATCAGTAAACAAAACATACATTTTATCAAATATATCTTTTGTTTTCTCTATTATTTCTACTATTTCATCTGGTATTTCTCTTTCATAATTTTCAAGTTCTATTATTTTTACTGTATTTTTAGATATATCATCAATATATTTTTCTATATCTTCTTTATACACAAATGTATCTATTCCCAGCTCTATTACATTTCTTTCTTTTTCAATACATTCAAGTAAAAACATTAATTTCTTAGCACCCTTTTTTTGACCAGTTACAATATATTTGTTTAAAAGAATCAAAGAGTTTTCATATATTATATCAAGCTTTTCATTTGTATTTTTTTGCTTTCTATTTTTAATATCTTCAAAATAATCTCTAGGTGTTAATTCTATATTCTCCATATTTAATTCCCTCCTAATTTTACAACTTAACGTTCTCTACAGTACCTAAATCAATAACTTCATATTTTACATAACCGTAGTTATTTTCAACATATTCTTCTATAACTTCATCATCAGTAGGATTATTAGGTCTATTAATATCTTGGACAATATCAATCTGAATACTGTCATGTTCAGAAAAATATATTATATACCTATTTACTTTTTCATTTGTCCATCTTTCCATTTCAATCCAAAATTCATCTATATTCATTGATTTCCATTTTTTACTTTCATAAAATTCACATTTTCTATTCTCTTTATACACTTCTTTTTCTTTCTTATTGCATATACCACTCTCTTCTATCTTGTTTTTTTCAAAGTAAAAACAATCTTTACACCTGCTCATTTCATTACACCTTCATTCATTTTTTATTTCACTGAATAATTTTATTTAACTACTCAAAAATCTCTACATATTTAAATGGTATATACTCACATAACCAAACATTGTTTTCAGATAAGTAAAACTTATAACCATTTTCATACATTTTGCCTGTATTAATTTTTAAAATTACAGGTGTACCATGTCTTTTACCAACTTTAACAGCAATATCTATATCCCTTGATAAATGTACATACAGTCTACTTTGTTTAATAATACCTTCATTTTTAATATTGTCTAAAAATCTAGTAGCTGTTCCATGATAAAGATATTTTGGTGGTTCTAATTCCCTCAATTCCACATTAACATTAATTGAATGTCCTTGATTTGCTCTAATCTTGCTTCTATCATCATTAAAACTGTACCTTTGCTTATTATCTTCTTTAACTATTTGCTCAAGGATTTCTATATTAATATTTCTACCAGTATTATTTATTTTTTCAATCAATTCATTAACATCTGCATATCCATAGTCATCTAATTTAATTCCAATAGTTTCTGGTTTATGTCTTAATATTAAACTTATAAAAATAGATAACTTATCTTTTTTACTCATTGACTTCACCTCATCTTCTTTAGCTAATATTTCAGCACTATCTATACATCTCCCCGCAGCTTTTACATTGATACATAGTACCTAATTGTGTATTAAGTTCATATATATCTCCACCACAGTCACATTTTTTAATTCTTATTGGATTTTTCTTCATTTTTAATCACTCCTTTTCTATTAAAATCTTGATTTTAATTACAATGGTTTAAATTCTACTCTACTTATTTTCTCTATATATTCTAATGGTATAGTAAATTGTTCTAAAGACTCCTTGCAACAAGCAAAGTTCCCAAGAATATACCCTATGAATACTTTCCCTTGTCTACATATTAAATAATTTTCTTTTTTATAATCTCTTACAACTTTAAACATATAATGATTTGTGTTATTTATTAACCCTAAAATTATGTACCCATTTTTAATATAATTTGAATCATTAAGTATATAAGATACTTCTCTTTGTAAACTCCTTCCTGTATAAACACCATCTATATATTCCTGTAATTTTAAAGTGTCTCCTATTTTAAAATCTCTATCATTAAATCTTATTTCAAATGATTTAGAACCATTTGAAACAGCTTCATAATATTTAGGTAATATCTTAAGTTCATGTATCATATATCTTCTCCTCTTTGTTAATTTTATTCAACTATTGCATCTAACAATCTTGTAACTTTCTTTGCATTCCAATCACATGGTAGTAACCCTCTGTCTATTAATTCATATAGCATACAATTATGTTCATCAAGATTTTTCATATATCCAAGAGGACAATTTTTGCAATATTTAGATTCTATACAAATATATTTAATAATATTTAAAGCATTTAAAGTTTTCTCTATATCTTTTTCTGTTAATTCAGTTTGATTTTCCATATGTACCTCCCTATAATTTTTCTAACATCTTACAATTTTTCTTATTACATTTACCTCCACAACCACATTTTTCAATATTTCTAAACCAACCTTTGTGTATTTTTCTTTCAGCACAAAGCTTTTTTATTAAGTTGAACTGATATTCTTCCACTTTCACACTCCACACATTCCTTTTTGCATTTTATTTATTTGTTGTTTTTATTAAAAATATAAATTTACAATATATTCTATCAGCTATTCTAAGATTTAATAGTGACTTAGAATAGCTTAGTTTCTCTATAATAAATAATTTTAATCATTGCATTCTTCTAACTAAATAATCCATAGTTCTTCTAAATCCATTCTCTGCCTTTAATATATAGACTTCTTTAAAATCGTTTTCTATATTTTCATATCCATTTAATTTATTTATGTACTTAATTATTATATCAAATGAAACTATTTCAAAAAACAATATATTTTCTATGACATATTGAATTTTTTCTAAATCCTTTTCTTCTATGTACTTTATAAGTTTTTTAATTTTAATTGGCAAATCAGCATCATCTTTTGTTATTTTAATCATTTCAACACGCTGCTCATTCTTCTCCAATGAATTTCCCTGAAATTTATTTGTCGCTTTTATTATACTCATCTGCTTCTCCTCTCTAACCCATTATATTTATATTATATCATATCGAACAACCGTTCTGTATATTTTTTCTAAAATTATTTTTATTTTTTTGGTTTTTGATTTTATAGATTTGTTGAATCTTTTTATAAATGCACTAACATGCACATTTATAAAAAGATTTTTATTCTCGATTAGTCTTTAAATTATGATACCTCTGATGATATGCTTTATAGATATTATTTGCATCACCTTTCAAGCATTTTAACTCTAAATATTTTTTTATTTCAGGAATAGACCAAGATACACACTCATAAGCTTCTTGTTCATACATATCGTATATTATCCCTGATTTTTGTAAAGTCTTACCAGTCAGATGTATGTCTAAATCTGAAAATGCTACTGATAAAGTTTTTAACCTATTTTGTATTCCATTCTTACTAATAGCCTTCATACCATTATCAGTTAATTTGGTAGGTCTAGTTTTTATTATATATTCACAATCCATGTTAAATTTATATTCTGTTTCTTTACTACTTCCCTTTATTTCGCTTTTAGTATAATAATCTTCTACAATAACATCTTCTAATATTTCCTTCATATAATCATCACAAATAAATCTTCTGTCTGGAAGGTCTATATATGAATAATCTTTTGCTATATCTGACACTTTCAAATATCTTAATTCTATATAATCTTTTCCCATGATACCTTCAAAGAGAGCATATACTATAAATTTATCTTGAGCATTTAAAAATGCACTACATATATTTTTTATTTGGTTTCTTGTAAAATATTTATTGGCATTAAATTTTATCATATCTGTGTATTTGTTAGTATCTATACTAATATTACAATTATTTTCTTTTAATATCTCTCTTAAAATTCTTAAATTAGTATATACAGTTGTAGTAGATTCTCCTATTAATCTTCCTTTTATAAAACTATCTATATTTTGTTCATTTAAATTACTTATTTTATCTATTTTAGCTTTAGTTATAAACTCTTCTAAGTATCCATTTATTCTGTTACGTCTTACTTCTTCCTCTCTTATTGTACTTTCTAATTTATTAACCATTTTTTAATTCACTCCCTTTTTAAGCATATATAATAAATTATAGTACAACATAATCTATAAGTACATATTATTATGTTTTATTTAGCTTAATTGTTCTATAATTTTTTAATATTAATTAACATCTCCCACTTTTAATAATTTATATATTGGATTATTTTCAGTCATTTTTTTTGTATTACTCTCTTTGTCTTGATGCATATAATATTTATACATTGTCTGTATACTTTTATTACCTGTAAACTTTCCTATTTCTTCCAATTTTGTTCCTGTTTCAGACATTAATGAAACAAAACTATGTTTAAAACTATGCGGTGTTACATGAGGCAATCCAGCTAACTTCAATGCTTTTTTTACAAGTCTTTCTATTGACCTTGTTGTTAATCTTTCATTATTTTTAGATAAGAACAAAGCATTTGTGCTATCTTTATTATCTTTTTTACCTTCGATTTGGTTTCTAAAGTATAAAAAATCTCTATACATTTTTAATACTTGTTCATTTAAACCTACATTTCTTTTTAATTTTCTTTTCCCTATCACTTCAAAATCTCCATTCGAGAAATTTATGTCTTTTATATTCATTTTTTCTATTTCATGTATTCTCATACCAGTAAAAATAAGTATGTTTATAATCAAATTATCTCTGCAAGTATTATAGTTTTTATTATCAACATATAATTTATTCATAGTTTCTAATAATTTAATAATTTCATCTTTAGTTAATATCTTTTTCTCAAATTGAACTTTATCTTGTAATTTTTTAACGTAGCTAACGGGATTATCTTTAATTTTACCTTTAGCTCTAAGAAAGCCACAATAAGCTTTAAATGATGCTCTTTTTCTGTTTATTGTAGCTGCTTTCATTCCTTTTTCTTTTAATAAGATAAGCCATTTTTCTTGTATATCTGTAAAAAGTATTTTATCAAGTTCTTCCATTGTACAATTTTCTTTTTTAAATAAATACCTTATGCCTTCTTTTACATCAGCTCTATATGCTTTTATTGTTTTCTCATCTCTATCATTATATAACTTTAAATTTAATAAAAATTCTTCTAGAGCTTCTATTCCAGTCATATGTATCACATCCTTTTTATTTTATATTTATATCATATACCTATTTTATTTAGTTGTCAATATTTTTAAGTAATTTTATATTTTATTTAGTTTAATTAATCTTATCAAAATATAAAAATTTTTTTGATAAGATATTAAATTAAAAACTACGATTTTATTGTCATTTTTATTGACCATACTTCTTTATGTATTCTAATAATGCCATGCTCATCAAATCAGATTTATTAAACTCTCTAAATTTTTCACAAAACTCATCAAATAAGTTCCATGCATCTTTATTCAACCTAACTGTAGTCCTTATAGCATCTTTTGAAGGTAAATCAATTTTAATACCATCCTGTACAATTTCTATTACATTTGTATCTTCTTTATTCTCAAACCAGTTTAATACATCTTGTATTTTATCATAGTCTTTTGCTAAAGAGATTATATTATTTTTAAATTGGTTGTCAATTACTATGTTGTGATTGTTGTCATCTTCTATTGTCATATTAAATCTATTATCATTATTACTCTGTTGTCTGTTGTTTACTACCTTTGTCATACTATTGTCACCAATAAACACATACTCATCATTTATACGTTTATAACCTCTTTTAGTGAGATATTTTCTTATACTACTTTCAGATACACCAAGCTCTATAGCAACTTTAGTCAAACTCTTACTATCATTTAACTTACTATTAATATATTCAACTATATATGTTATATCATTATTTTTTAAATCATTCCAAGTCATATACTCACCTCTAATTTAAGTATACTACACGAGATTATGATTGTCATACTATGTTAATCTTTTAATTCTACGTTTAATCTACATATCTTTCTAAACTATATCATTTTTTTACAATATTACGTCTATTAATAATTGACACACTCCCCATAGTTAAAGCAAGGGGATTCTTGGTGGCTAACGCACTTATTTATACTTAAACAGTACAACAGAGGTGTGTTACAAAGCCAAGCTACTTCGGACGGTGTCTTCGCCACTACTACCTTAAAGTTATTCGCCCACACATGGCTCAAACGGTAGATACTTTTAAATTTATTGGTTGCTTATGATTTATTCTAAAATCTACTAAACCATATTTATGCTTTTTATTTAAAATATTCCAAGCACCA